ATGAGCGAGACCGATCTCGAGAAGGCTGCCCGCTTCGAGGCCGAGGCGCAGGAACTGCACCGTCGGTCGCGGTCCGCCCGCACCTTGCCTAGCTCGATCCTGCTTCGCTTCCGGGCGCTGTGGAAGGAAGAGGCGGCTAGGCTCCTACGCAAGCGCAGCCGCTAGGCCGCACGCGCGCGACTCAGCTACACCGCTGCACCATGACGCCCGACCAACTGAACGACACGCTCGACGCCATGGCCGCAGCCGCCAGCGGCAATCCCGACCTGATGCCCGGCCTGATCACGGTGGAGAGCGGTCATTGGGTGCACGTCCTGTCTGCAGTACGCGCGACCTGCGCAGCGCTGAACGACGGCCTGCGCCATCGGAACATCGTCATCCACGTCGGGTCGCAACAGGAAACGAAGGTGCTGACGCGTGCTGAAGCGGGGGAGCGGGGCGCGCCGTATCGCGATCTGGAGCCGAGAACCTGATAATCACAAGCGGCGGTTCGAAATGTCCGCTGAGGGTGGACAGCGGACATGGAAAGGCCCCGACAGTCGCCAGTCGGAGCCACTTAGAATATCAGGCTATACGTTAGACTTGGCTATCATTCGCCGACGCTGGATTATGGCAGCCGCGCCGGTCGCCAGCATGAGTCCGATTAGGATCATGCTCCACTCTGATACAGTCGGGACCGCCGTGGCGCAAACCCCGCTACAGATGGTCCCGGGGCCGGTGATTTCGAAGGTGTTCAACTGACCCTGTTGCGCCGGGTGATTGTATACCACAAGCGCCGTGTATTGTTGCCCCGCTGTAAGGGTGACATTGGTTAGGGTGGCGGTAGTCGTGCCGCTAAACGCCCCTACCACAAAGTTGCTCAGTGGCGTGGTTGGGTCCGCCAGATCGTTCGGTGCGAACGTACCCCGCAGGATGTAGGTGGTGTTCACCTCTGGGCCCGTCGTGGACGTGGCGTTGTATAAGCCGGTCTGATCCACACTGAACGTGTGCATGACATATCGCCATGTGACCCATGAATTATACGAGTTGAAAATGGTGAACTGACCTTGGCTGATCGTCGGGGACCGCGTGAACCCCGCACTGGCATCGCCGGTGAACGTGAGAGAGCCCGCTTGAGCGGCGCTGGTCAGGAAGGCGCCAAATGCGAAAGCGGAAACGACGACGCGAACGAAAAACCTAGAAAGCCCCACAACTTCTCCCCCCGGATAATAGACCTCTCGCGCTCTACTAGGTCGAAGGCGACTTGTCAGCGGGTCAGTCATGGATCTGACGGCTCAAGGAGCCGCACGGGGCCGCTACGTCCCAAATCTGGGACGTTTACGGTAAAGGCTTCAATGTCTGAGACAGGTCGCAACCAGTCTTCTGCGCCGCGCCCGAAATGCGACGTCCAGAAACGAAGAAAGCCCCGCCACCCCGTGAAGGGCGACGGGGCCTAGCGCAGCCTGAGGGGTCGACGCTTGTTCGGGATTTTCATTCCCCCGGATTTTTCGGGGGATTAGCCCGGTCTGAGGCGAGCCCACCACGGCCGTCCTATTCGCTCGACGGCCTCCGCGTCCCGCGCCTCACACGCCCGCACGATCCCGATCACATCCGCCGTCCGGCCGTTGGCCGTCCTGAGGGCGCCGGTCTGCGCCACCCCGAACGCCATCCAATCCCGCTCGTCGGAGGGCTCCTGCGGAAGGGCGGTGGACGGGACAGGCTCAGTCCACCCGGCCGGGATCAGCGCGGAACACGGCGCACTGTGCATCACGGTAATCGGAGAGCTGGCACACCCTGCGGCGAGCAGCATCAGCGGCAGCATTGCGATCAGGCGCATGGCGGATTTCCTTTTCAGCCTGGGTGACGATGGAGGCGGTGGATTGGTCGCGGGCGTCGGCCCGGTCGCGGATGGCGCTGGCGTCCTGCGCAGCGGCCGTGCGGCCCTCGGCGAGGGTCTTGTGCGCCTCAGCCTGCCGGGTGCGGTCTGCGGCCCTCTGGCGGGCATCGACGGCGCACATGGTCACCAGGATCAGGGCGAGCGCCAGACAGGCGACCGCAAGCCAGCCGGTGGCGGTGATGTCGCGGAGGCGGATCATTGCGCCGCCCTCCCGGTTTCCATCTCGCGCGCGAGGCGCTCAGCCCGCCCCTTGACCTGCTTGGCCCACAGGCTGGCGCGCATCCCGGCAGCGGCTTGGGCGTAGCGGCCGGCCTCGACATGCGCCAGCGTGTTGACGAAGCCGGACAGGCCCTCGCGCTGGGGCGTCTTCGGGTCATCCCAGCCCATATTGAAGTGCATGTTCTCGATCACGCGCCGCCGCACCGGATCGAGGTGCCTCAGCCAGGGCAAGGCGGCATGGATCACCCGGTTGTGCTCGCGGGCGTCCTCGATCAGCCAAGCCTCGGCGGTGGCTTCGGTGATGACCTGGCCTTCCTGGATGCCGCGCGCTCGGCCGTACCCGATCGTCCACGGGCCGCCGGAGCCCTTGCCGGTCTTCGCGCGAGGCGAAAGCGGATCGGGATAGGCTTTGAGGCGCAGCCCTTCGTCCTTCTTCAATGCAGCGATCAGTTCTGGGTCGGGATCGCCAGGAGCGTCGTCCGCCCGAGGCAAACCCATTGCGTCAGCCAGGGCGTCGATCATCGGCACCCAGTCGGGCTTCAGCTTTCCGCCTGGCGCATGCGGGCGCACGGCGTCGAACAGGGCCTTGCGGTCCATGTCGGTCTCCAGTTCGGATTGTGGGGGTATGGGTTGCGGCCGTGCTTAACCGCCGCTACGTGAACTGCTTAGTTCGTCAGGGGGTGGAAATGATCAGGTATCTTTGGGCTGCTTTGATCGCGCTTTCAGTGGTTGCATTTGCGCCCTCTGCACTGGCTCAGTGCGTCCAAAAGGGCGGCGGCACCGTTGAGTGCAGCGGAAATTCTGCCTCCGTCACAGTGGTAGGCTCGGCGGGCAGCGATACTTTCATCATCAAAGATGGGACGACTGGAACGATAACTCTATTGTCCAACGGCGGGGTCGATGTGTTGGACTTTTCCGACTTCTCGGGACCTGTATCGGTGGACGTCACGGCGGTTAATTTTACAGCCGTAGCGCCGGGCTTGAACATCAGTTTCATTGGCTTTGCGAGCGGTCCGGGCGTCGAAATGCGGGGCGGCGCTGGAGCGGATACCCTCATCGGCGGTGCTGGAGACGACGTGCTGATTGGTGGGCCTGGCGCCGACATTCTGAATGGCAACGCCGGCACGGATAGACGAGGCGATATCTCGCTGGCTGACTGTGGCGGCGACACGTTGAGTAGCATTGAGATTGACACCTGCCCTGTCGCGCCCGTGCCGACGATGTCCGAGTGGGCGATGATCCTGCTGGGCGTGATGCTGGCTGGGGGTGCGGCCCTGACGCTTCAGCGGCGGCGGGCGGCTTAGAAGCAAAGGCGCAGCTGCTCTCGCACGATGCGGACGCTCAACGCGGTCTCCAGTTCAGGTTGTCAGGAGGACGGCTCGCTGGATGGACAGGTGAGTCGCTCCAGGTTAAAAATCACCGTTCAGCAAAGGAGACGCGAGATGCCGGGCAAGCATCGAAACCGGGTCAGCTGGGTGATGGAGTCTGTGCTAATCGCCCTGTGTCTGGCGATCTTCGGCGTGCTCTTCTGGATCGCGGTGGGTTGAACCCGCCCGGTCCGGTGCCGCAACCTTAGCCGAGACATCTGCGTTAAGACTCGCCTGACAGGGGAGGTCTGGAATGACGCAAACGTCAGTGATCGAGCGCGCTTTGGAGTTGGCCGACAGCGGCAACTTCCGCATTCCTAGCGAAGTGCGCAGGGCTCTTTTGCGGGAAGGCTACACATAGTCAGACGTTTTCGGGATCGAGGGCAAAGCGACATGGGCTCAGCTCAGGCGCAGGTGCGAAGAGGCCAGCCAGCGGGATCGGTGCCTGCTCTAGCCCGTATCAGACGCCTGGTTCCGCCCGAAGTAGAAGCCCAGGATCAGCAGCATCCCGTCCTTGAACATGGACGCCACCAGCATGACGGCGTCGGCATAACGCTCAGCCACCATGTCGCCCAGCCATGCGATCATCGGCAGGAAGAGCAGGTTTCCGCCGAGGAAGCCGAGGGCGAGTATGGTCGTGGTGCGCGGCAGGTTGATCACCTGAGGCCACCAGCGGGGTGGCTTGCGGCTCATGCTCCGGCTCCGTTCTTGATGCTGATGCCCGCGACGAAGGCGGCGATGCCGGCCAGCAGCCACGGCGCGGTCTGACGCAGCCAATCGACCAGGGCCTTGGCGCCCTTCTGCTGATCCCGCGTCCCCTCCAGATCGTCGATGCGCTTGAAGGCGGCCGACAGGCGGTCGTTCAGGGCCTCGATCTGGCGCTCGTACTCACGCGCCTCCAGCTTGATGACCCGCTCGCGCACGTCATCGACCTTGGCGTTCATCCGCTCGACCTGACGGCCAAGGGCTGACACCGCGTCGGTCAGACCGCGCATGGCATGGATTTCGGCCATGCTGACGGCCTCCGGCTTGGTGACCGGAGTGATGATCTCGTCGCCTGCGGACATGCGGGCTCCTACGCGATGGGTTTGGAGAAGAGACGAACCGGGTTCGTCAGCGCCGGGTCAGTCGCCCGGTCGCAACGCCAGCGGCGAACACCGCCAGCAGGATCAGGCCTGCGATCAGGCCGACTTCGAGGATCAGGCGGTCAAACATCGCCGGGCCAGCCGGTCATCCAGTCGACAGAGGCCGGGTCTTCCGCCGCCCGCACTTGGGACTTCAGCGCGCCGCCGTGGAACAGCAGGGCCGACGCGTGCGCCGTCATCGCCGCCAGAACCTGGAGCACCTGCGCCGCCGCGGTCTGGATGTTCCAGTTGTCCTCGGCGCGCATGGGCAGGGTTGTGTCCGGCGCGCCCGACACGATGGCCGTCAGCGCCGCGCCTTGCAGTGCCTGCCAGTTACGCTGATCCTCGGGCCGCATCTGCAACAGACGCTCGCCCGCTTCGATCTGGGCGCCGCTGTCGTCCAATGCCGGGGTCGCCCCGAAGTCATAGGCGAAGTCCAGAGCCGTGCGCCGGTCCCGCTCTGCGTCGATCTGGCGGCAGATCTCCTCGGCCGTCAGCGCGGGCGGCACGGGCTCGACCCACACCGCTCCCATCTCGATCAGGCGGGCGGGGTCGCTCGGAGGATATTGAGTGCCGCCGATCAGAGGCCAGCCGCTGCCAGGGTCGAGCGGAAGGGGTTCACCGTTCAGGTGCCACATCACAGGTCTCCCGTGTTGGTGTTCGGGAAAGCGCGGCCAGCCCCCCACATGAAGCGGACGCAGCCGGGGCCGCCCGGTTGAGATTGGTTGTCAGCTAGGTAAGCGCCACCGCCCCCGTATGCCGCGCCTTGAGATGTGTTAGATGCGCCAGCGGCAGCGCCCGCACCGCCCCCCAGTGGCGATGTTCCGCCACCGCCATTCTCAAGGTTGGAACCCGTCTCCTCGCCCGGCCAGCCGTCCCCGGTGTAACCCGCCGCGCCCGCGCCTGAGGCTCGGTAATTGTAGCGAACAGACTTCCCTGCACCGCCTGTGCGCTTGAACTCGCCATAGAGACCCGTGCCCGGCGTAAGGCGATTGCCCGCCGAGGCTCCCACAAGGGGCACCTCCCCTCGATAGACAATGAAGTTAGAGACAGTGAGCGTTTCACCCGGCGTAGTCGGCAGGTTGTTGGAGAATGCGAGGCCTCCACCAGATCCTGAGCCGACGGCTGGACCATCGTAGCCAGAAGCGCCTCCGGGTCCGATGCTCACGATACAAATGCTGAACACGCCTTCAGGGACGACAAAGGCGCCATTACCAAGAAAAAGCTGTTGGCCAGGCGGCGCAACGCCCGCCCCCGCCGCCATAATCCCCGGATTAGGAAGAAACATCAGGCGCTCCACTTCGAGGCAGGGAACAGGATCACAGCCCCGGCGCCGCCGATCATGTAGGGAATGCGAGTCGAGGCGTTGACGCCTGCCTCGACGGTGATGCCGCCCTTCGGCATCCGGTAGGCGGAGGCAAAGGCCAGGGTCGCAGAGCCCGTGGCGTTGGACACGTTGAGGAGGCCGGTCTGGCCCGGATACCCGCCCGAGGGCGGCCCCAGCGTCCCGTTCGCGTCCAGCACGATTTGCGCGTTGATGAAGGTGCTGAAGTTGATTCCAGAGGCGGCGTCCGTGCGAGCGATGACGACGGTCGCCAGAGCGTCCGCCATGACCTTCGGCGAGATGACCTTGCCGTCCACGTTCCCCGCGCGAACCTCGGCCACCGTGGCGAAGGTCGGGACTGCGGGCGGATCCGGCAGCGCATCGAACGCTGCATCCACCTCGCCCTTGGTGTAGGTGTCCGCCGCATCAGCAGGCGTGAAGCCGAGCTTGTCCTGTTTGTTGCCCAGCGCCGCCAGAACAGCGGCCGCGTTAGCTTTCTCGTCCAACGCGCCGGCCAGATCGGCGACGTCCCCCATCGGCACGGACTGGCCCTGCCGCCGATAGCGGCCGTCCGCCGACTGCCGGTCCAGCACGTCCGTGTCTGCCGCGGCGCCGATGGCCCGTTTGCTGAAGCTCTCGCCGTCTTCCTGATAAAGCAGCCCTGGCGCCGCGCTTAACCCAGACAGCGCGGCGAGAATGGCGTTTTGGGTCTGCCCGAAGGGGAAGCCATCCGACCACACGCCCGGCGTCGTGCCGATGCGCGCATAGACCATGCCGGTGTCCATGACGAGGACAGTGAAGCCCTCCGGCTCCGCGTCATAGGCGGCGCGGCCGGCCAGATTGGTGGGCTTGGCGTCGAACTCGAAAGCGTCGCCCTTGTCGCCCTTAACCTGCAGATCAGCCTTGGCGTAGAGGTTGATCCAGGCTGTATCGCCAGCGTAGCGCCATTGTAGGTGGGTGACGCCTGCCTGGATCTCGACCTCGCGGCCGTCCTCACCATCGGCCTGTCGAGGTAGCTGGAAGGTGAAGACCGGCGCGCTGTCGGGTCCGCTGCGGGTCACCACGGCGGGCTGGCCTGTGGCGACCAGGGTCACTTCGGCTGAGACGTTCGGCGTCACCCCGTCCGTGCCGTCAGAGCCTCGCGGAACCGTCACCTCAAAGGTCGGAGCCTTGAGCGTCCCGCCTTTGACCACGGAGGCCGGCGTTCCCGGTGCGCCCGCTACAGCCGTGAACGTGATGTCCGGCGTCGAGGCCTCGATGATCTGATCGGCCAGAGCCCACGTGTCCGCCAGAGCCTGCTGCGCTTCGTCCCGCGCCGTCTCGGCCGCATCGACCAACGGCTGCACCTTGGCGATCTGAGCGTCAGCAATCCACGTCGCGAACTGAGCGTCCGTCGCACTCTCAGGCAACAGACCGGCGTTGATGACGATCCGCTTGGCGCTGAGGCCCTCCGGCCCCTGCGTCACCACCACGCCCGGCGGCCAGCCTTCTGCGGTCTTGGGGCCATACCAGGTCCGCTCTTCGGCCCAGAAAGCCGACGAACCGACGGCCCCCAACGTATTGGCCGGCGGGCCTGTCACCGTGATGACCCCCGGTATCCGCCCGGCGACGATCAGCAGCTGATTGGCAAGCTCGATCAGCTCTCCCGGCGTCATCGACATGGATCAGGCCTCCGGGGCGTCGAGGAAGCGGCGGGCTTCGGTCAGGCCCTGTTCCGCCAGCGCCGACACATTGCCGATCTGCACCGACGCGCCGCCGGGCGCCTGCATTTTCAGGGCGTGGTGGCCGAACTCGCTGACCAGATCGCCGCACAGGGCTTCCAGGGCCAGCGTCGCTTCCTTGGCGACCGCCGCCTGGGCGACGATCTTCTCCAGCGTCGCCGCATCCAGCTCGGCGCGGGCTTTGCGCTCTTCCGCGTCGCGGGCCTTGAAAGCGGCCAGGCGGTCTTCGGGCTTCGTTTGGGTCTTGGGCATGGCAGGCGTCTCCTGTTGAAAATGGCGGTTTGGGTTCAGTTGGGCCAAGACGTGAGCTCGGCGGCGTAAAGCCCCCAGAGGCGGGCTTTTCGGATCGTCACGCCGGTCACCGGGGGGTTGCTCCAGGCAATGCTAAGGCGCAGGCGGCGCTCTCCGGTGCGGCGGCCTAGTCCCGGCAGATAGGCCGAACGCCCTGTCGTCCACGGTATGATGTTGGCGGGCAGCAAAAAGCCGCCCTGTGCGACGATGACCGGATCGCCGCCTGCTGCGTTCACAGACTCCACGACCCAGCTCACGCTGCCGTCGGCCGTCGATGACGAGACCAGCGCCTCAATCGAGGCGGCTGTCATAAACACGCCCTCTCGCATGTAATGCAGGGAGGTCTGGGCGATCACCGTCCAGGTGTCCGGCTGGATGACGATTGCGGTGTCCGACCCCACGCCCGTATCAAAAGGGCGCGATAACGTCAGACCGTTGAACTGGCCTCCTCCTGGCACGCCGGGGCCGAGCGCGATGACCCCGTTTTCAGCGGTCTCCGACCCATCCGGAACGGAGGTAGGACCCGACCAGAAGCGGACCCCGCCCGACGCCTTCATCAGCGTCTTCTGGCCCTCGCCGAAAATCTTGAAGACCTTGCTGGCCGCGCTGTAGCTGATGCCGTTCCCGCCCTCGGCCGTGACGTTGAAGGTCTCGCCAAGGAAGTCGATGGCGCGAGTGACGCCGTCAATCCGCATCGAGGTGAGCCGCCCGCCAGAGTCGGCCGTCAGCGCCGCATACGCCTCGTTGCCGTTGGCTGCCGACAGAGCCAGCGCCGCCGTAGACGACGCGTTATTGGCCGCAGACTGCACCGCCAGCAGGGCCGCGCCTGAGGCGAACCGGCCGTCCGACCAAGACTGGAGCGACAGCACCGCCGCGCCTAGCGCCGCTTCTCGCGCAGCCACCGAGTCCAGTCCGACGATCGACCGCGCCGCAGCGTCGTCGGCATACGCCTCCCATTGCCCCTTGGCCGTGGCCAGACTGCCCGCGACATAGGCCGTGCTGGCCAGTCCCGTCACCGACTCCGAGATCCGGCCATTGGTCCAGTTGCGCAGCGACACTTCGCTGTTGCTGATGGCCGTCCCCATCTGGGTGGACGAAACCAGATTGGCCGTCGCCGAAGCGATCTCGGCCGTCACCTGCCCGCGGATCACGAGCGCATTGGCCGCTATCGCATCGCCCATCGCGTTATAGGTCGCAAACGCGGCGTAACTCTCCGACCGGAGCGCGTTGATCTTGGCCTCGGCCGTGATCAGGGCCTGCGCGGTGTTGGCCGTGTTGGCCGCATCCGCCGCAACCAGCCGGGCCGACATCTGCACCAGCGTCTCAGGCAGGCCGCCCGGCCCCACGCCCTCGACAACCGTCTCCGACTTGATCAGCGCCGTGCGCGTCACAGGGTCCAGCAGGAAGCCGAGGCCCAGGCGGTCAAGAATGTCCTCAACCTCGATCTGGCGCCGTTGCTCCTCATCCAACAGCGCCTGCGCAGCCTCGATAGCCGAGCGCAGCGCCTGCTTGGTCAGGTCGTTCAACTGCCCCCAGATCGGGCTTTCCGGCGCCAGCCCGCCCGCGATCAGGTCGGGGGCGACATACGGCCCGTAGACGTACCGCTCCGAGTAGTTCTGGTCCCGCTGGTACTGGACCGCGATGTAGTAGGTAGCGCCGGGCTGCAGTCCATCGATGGGGATGTTGGTGACGGTCGGGGGACCTTGATAGGCCTGCGTCCACGGTCCTGTTGCTGTCGGCCCGTATTCGACGATCACCGCCGTCGCAGTCTCGTTCGAAACGATCCCGCCGAGATCGAAGCCGGGAAGTTGGCCGCCGCCGGGCGCAGGCGGGCGCGGAGTTATGGTCCAGTCGCCAGGGAGCGGAGGCGAGACGGTGTTGTCGGCCGGCTGGAGAGCCGGAGCGGGCGGAGGTGCATCGGCCTGCCCAAAGGCGAAGGCGTATTTCCCGTCGCTCTCCGAGGCGAAGGTCACGTGGATGATGTCGTTCTCAAGATCGGGATCGACGTTGAGCACGATGCACTTCTGGCCGTTCAGGACAGCCTCGGGCACCTCGAAGGTGAAGCAGTCCCCTACCTCCAGGTCGAGGTAGTGACGCAGCGGGGCCGTGCCCCGGATACCTTCGCGTGTGTGGGCGATCTGTAGAGCGGCCAGTTCGCGGGCCTGCTTCGATTGCGGCACGTAGTTGTAGGCCAGACCCTTGGATCGGGTGACAGCAACGCCTTGGCCGTCCTCCTCGCGCCAGACGTTTGCGGTAACCTCATCGGTGGCCACCATTTGCCAGCCGTGGGCCTCAGACCAGTATTCCGGCCGGATAGTGTTGATCCGCTCCAGCAGGGAGGTGGTCGTGTCATACTCGATGGTGCCCGCGGTATCGTCGGCAGTGATCGTGACGACGGACGTGCGTGGCGCGGCGCGGTGCAGGCAGCTGATCTTGCCCTGACGTTCCGCGTAGATCCCGCCGCCCGCTTGCAGGAAGCTGTCGAGAACGGCGGCTTTGCTTTGGTCAGCATCCGGCCACGCGGCGCAGGCCCAAGCGTTCTCATCGAACACGTTTGCGGCTTCGACATAGCCGGAGAAGTCGATGCCTTCAGGTGTGGCGCCGATTCCGCCCACCTTCATCGAGGCATAGGGCACCCCGTAGCGCGCGGGGGTGAAGCCTCGAGCCTCACCTTCCCAGCGGCCGATGTTCCAGTTCAGGGCATGGATGTAGGCGTTGGTCGAATAGACCCAGGTTGTGGGATCATCGATGCGACAAGGCCCGGTCCCGCCGGGGAAGGTGTCGTCGAAACGAGGGTCGTAGCAGTACAGACCCTCGATATAGTGGATGCCGGTCGGCACCTTGCCCTTAAAGGCCGAGCGCTTCGAGTTCTCGGCGAGCGTGTACATATACGCCGCCTTGCCGCTGAGCTTATAGCTCGCGCCCCAGCGGGGCATTGCGGCCCCGCCCTTCAGCCCCGACGGCGAAGGCAGATAGGACGGCTCAGGCTGACGACCGCGCTGCCGCCCGAGATACATCTCATTGGCGTACTCGGTGTTGATCGCCTTGCCCGAAGCGTCGAACGAGACGAAGGCGTCATCGGCCTTGAAGGCCTGCCAGCTCTTGATCGGCCCCGAAGCCGACATCACCCCGACGAAGCCGACGAACATCTTGTCCGGGCCATAGGTGGCGTTGTGGATGATGTTGCCCGCGGCCCCGACCCGACCGAAGGCGAAGCGGTTGGGTGCATTAGGGTCGGCGTTCCACTCGATCGCCGTGCTGGATGACTTCACCTGCGGCTGGACAGCCTTGAACGCCTCGTTGGCCAGGGCCGCAGCGCCGATTATATTGGCCGCATTGAACGCGGCAACAGCCAGCGGACCAGCAGCCACGACGGCGCTCGTCACAGCCGTGATGGCGGTGACGACCAGGGGAATGATCTGGGGCATCAGTCCTCGCGCGGATACAGGTCTTCGAAGGCGGGGAGCGTCATCGGGCCGATGATCTTCCAGGCCGCGAGGTAGGCAGAGGGGTCATCAACGCGGCAGACGGCACCCACACCGTTGACGAAGCCGATCACACGGCCGTTGTCGAAGGCGACGGTCAGGGCGCAGCCGAAGGCGCTCTCGTCATGGGTCTTCAGGGCGACGATGTCGCCGGGACGTGCCATGGCGGGCGGGATCTGCCGGCCGGGGAAAGCCGCATCGACCGCTTCGATCAGCGACTTGAAGCCGAGCTTGCGCATAGCCCGCAGCCCAGCCGCCTCGGATGAGTAGCGAAGCCCCTTGGTCAGGCTGACGCGCTTGCCCAGCTTGTGGGCTGAATGACCCGCCAGACGGATGCAGTCGCGGTTCGCCTTGGGGTCGTAGGTCTTGCCGACAAAGCGTTCGTGGCAGGCCTTGGCAGCCGCGGCGCGCCGCTCTCCGATCGTCTTCTTCACGTGCGCCACTCCATGGTGCGGGTTGCGTTCACGACGGCCGAGACGTTCGCGTAGCCATTCTCACCCGGCCAGGCGCGGGTGTGGGCTGCGTGGTTCTGGCGGTAGTCCGCGTTGGCTTCTTTCTGCAGCGACCCATCGGTGATCAGCTGTATCGTCATCGTCAGGGACTTCCCGGCGCTGATGGCCGGTTGATCGACCTGGCCGGAGAACTCCAGCTTGGGCGCGCTGACGAGAAGGCCCGAGGCGCGGTCGATGGCCCCGGACCAGATCTTGACCTTCGATCCCTGGATCAGGGGTGAACCTAGAGCCGCCGCTGCGACATCGTCCTTGGGCAGCAGCCCCAGGCTGGGGCGCGTCGTCTGGTCGCCCGACCCGTTCGTGATGCCTGTGACCGACGACAACGAGCCGTAGACCGGGTGCTCGCCGTAGTAGGCTTCCCAGCCCGCGCCGCCCGCATCGGAGATGGAGATGCCGCCATCGGTGAAGCAGATCGGGCCGTCCGGGCCAGCGATGCGGACGAGGATACAGCGGACAGAGACCGCCTTACGCCGCTCGGCGATGAGGGCGGCTTCCATCAGCCGCGCTCCTCGATGGTGAACGATAGCCAGACGTAACCGTCCTCACGGATGGTGAAGGCGTCGTCCTCGAGAGCGGGGAAGCCCTCTATCCACGGGTCAAACTCGACCACGTCATTGTCGAGGTGGTTGGTGCGGATCATCACCTCGAGCGGGATGGCGATGTTGCCCGAGCCGTTGGCGGTCGCGTCCGCATCAGCCGCGTAGAGCCAGCGCCGCCCCAGCGTGACGATGCTGAAGAACTGGCCCTGGCGAACGACGTAGCCCGGCGTCAGGCCCTTGAGGTTCAGCGTCGTGCCAAGCTGAAGCCCGCCGTTGACCCTCGGCGCTCCGGGGTTGCCGACATCGAAGCCCGGCTGGGGCATCTTCATCAGCACCGTGTCGGAAGCCGTCATCAACTTCCGCCAAGCCCGGGCCTCGTTGGGCTCCATCGGCGGCATGTTGAAGTCGACGCTGTAGTGGTCGCCTTTCCGCGCGTTCCGCTGGCGGTTGCCGCCCACCAGAGAGGTCACATCATTGCTCAGTCGCATCACTCCGTAGGAGAAAGGCGAGCGCGGCTCAGGGGTGGTCGGGAGAACGTGGACCATCAGACAGAGATCTTTCGATTGCCGACCTGGCGGGCGTTCAGCGTGTCCATCACGTCGCGTTTCGTGCCGGCCGCTGCGGCGGCGACCATCGGAGCAGCCACGCCGAAGGCTTCCTTCTGGGCAGTGCTGGCAACGTAGGCGTTCAGGCCCTCCCGGTCGGCCGTGACGCGGATTTCGACCTTGGAGGCGATGGCCGAGGTCGCTTGGTCGCGAGCTTGGGCGTCCATGGCCGAGTAGGATCGAACCGCATTGGTGCTGTGATCCGGGCCTTCATCGTTATCGTTGGCGAACGACCGCCCGCCACCGCCGCCCCCAGCGATCTTCACGCCAATAGCGGCCAGGGCCGCGATGGTTGCGGCGCCTGCCGCCAAGTTCAGCGGGAACGGGAGGGAGGCGATGGCGCGAGCAACTGCGACGACGCCGTGAGAGGCCGCCCGGATCGCGTTCTGGCCCAGCGTGAAGGCCGTCTCCTGCCCGCCAAGCGCCATAGCCTGAATGGCGGAGGCGAACTGATAGGCGCGATAAACCTGTTCGACGGCCAGCATCGCCTTGTAGCCGTCGCTGCCCTCTCGGAAGAAGCCGCGGGCCGCTGCCGCCATGTCGCCGTAGGACTGGATCTGAGCGGCTGCATGTTCGCGGGTGGCTTGTGCCTCCGTTAGCCGGCCTTCTTTCTGGGCAAGAGCGATTTCCGCCAGGCGGCTTTCATAGCCGGTCATAACGGTCATGAGGTCGCCCATGGCGCGTCCCGCCTCGCCAAAGGCCGAAGCCATCCCTCGCGCAGCGTCCCGCGCCAACTCATCGATCAATCGCAGTTCGTCGGCGATTTCTCGGAGGGGCAGAGCCTCGTCTACCAGGGGCATGCTCGCGCGCAGGTCTTGGATGGCAGGCCGACGAAACGCTTCCAGCTTCTGCACTTCGCGCTCAGGTCGACCCCGCCCGCCAGTACCCGACCGGGCTTCTTCCGCATCCCCCGCCGCGGCCCTGATCCGCGCCTGACCAGAAGCGATGATATTTTCCACCAGGCGAGAGGCGACACGATCCACGCCCGCGGACGCATCTGTCATCCCTTGTGCGAACGAGCGACCGGCCTGCGCGCCGAACTCGCGCATGGCTCCGGCATGCTGGCCTTCCAGCCGTCCTATGCGTGCCTCGTCCAACTCCGGGATCAGGCTCATGCCCACTCTGGCCGCAGCTTGATTGGCCTTTGAGATCAACCCATTCAGCAAGCGCACGCCGCCGTTGATCATGCTCTCGATGGCGCCAAGCACGAGATTGGCTGTCGTCACAGCCGCGTCGCCCAGGACGGCCGGAAGCATCCGCCATGTGTCGCGGATCGCGTAGAGCGCACCAAGAAAGCCCCCTGCAATCTGCTTCGTGGTCCAGATCATCCCCCGCCAAACGGCGTCCATGGCCTCGTCCCATTTCCGAGCGAGCCAATCGATCTGATCGCCAAACACGGCGAAGAAGCCCTCCTTGATGGTCGTGCCGAGGCCGCGAAAAACGTCCCCCACAGTGACGCCGGTTTCCACGCCCTCGTCCTTGAGGCGTTTCATTTGGCCTTCGGTCAGGCCCATGCCCACGGTCAGGTCGCCACTCGCCTCCCGCGCGGCGCGCGCTGACAGCGCGAAGCCACCGAAAACCACAGCGCCCGCAGCCGTGATGGCGGCAATCAGGGGCAACAACGGCGCCAGTGCGGTCCAGACGACGGCGCCGGTCGCGGCCATCGTCGCCCGGATCGACATGCCCGATCGCATGGCGGTCATTTGCAGGATATCGAACAGCTGAGGCCCTTGTTGAAGAGCGATCATCAGCGGGTTCATTCCCATGGCGGCCGTCACGCCGATGTCAGCCATCTGACGGGAGAAGTTCAGCCCATCCTGGGCGGTCAACTGGAGCCCGGCTCCAACCCTGCCGATCTGGCTCCGGTAAGCGACCATGTGCGCGTCCTGCTGGACGAGCGTGGCGTTCAACTGTTGCAGGTGCTGACGATAAGCGATGACGTGGCTGTCTGCCTGGGACATCGCTGCCGTCACCCCCTGTTGCGCTCGCTGAAGCGCCAGGAGGTCCATTGTTCCAGCGTCGATGGTTGTAAGCGTGGGGTCCATCGCGTTGCCAAGGCCCCGCGCCGCGGCCGCCAGACTGTCCGTCGCCCGCTCGGCTGAAGCCGCCGATTGCTCGAACGAGTCCAGGCGGCGGTCTGCAATCTCCGCTTCCTGGCTCTCGATGCGCAGGCCAAGGGTGGCAAGGTCAGTCATGCGGCATTGCCCTCTCGCTTGGCGCGCGCAGCAATCACCGCCCTGAGGGCGGCTTTCGTGTCGGCGATGCTGGCTGGCTTGGACTTGACGCCCAGGGCGACAGCCCGGATGGCGTCATCGACGCGGCGGATCAGAAGGACATCCCACGCGCTGAGCGCCGCGCAGGCTGATCGATTGAAGGCCTCGATCTCGGCGTAGCTGATCGGCGCGATGGCGGCGGCCACCGGCCTTGTCCCTGAGAGCAGGGAGAAGCACCGCCAGACGTGCCTCAGCGGCTCAGGGAACGGAGGCAGGCGCGCATTTCCGGCCTGCGCCGCCTCCGCGTAGGCGATCAGCTCTTTCGCGAGGCCTTCGTGAAATTTGCGCGGTCACCGATGAAAGCGCGCACCTGATCCCTGATCCAGGGGAAGCGACGATACAGACCCTTCGCCGCGTCGGACGAGAAAGCCACCTCTTCGCCATCAACCACGATACCCGACCAGCCGACGGTGGCCGCGGCGAACTTGTTGATCTCGTTCGTGCGGCTCATCTCTGCGGTCACGGTTTGGCCGGACCCAGCGGTCCCGCGCAGAAACTGGTTGGCGTTGCGATTGTTGATCTGGGTGACGACATCGGAGTCCTCGCCCAGCAGGGTCAGGGTCACGGGAGAGCCGTCTTCCTGAAGGACCGGATTGCCCGCCGGGTCACGCAGTTCCAGCAGCGCGCCTTGGTTGGCGAGTTCCGAGGTGTCGAGGGTCGAAAGATCCATGATGGGTGTCCTGTGAAAAGGACGGCAGGCGCGACCTGCCGCTAGAGTTTATGGTGGTCAGCGATCAGGCGACGGCAGCGCCCGGCTCTTCGACGAATACGTTCAGGCCGATGTTGGAAGTCCGCTTGCGGACATCGTTGGCGCCGCCGACGTTGGTGCGGTTCCCGAAGACCGGGCCGCGCGCGTAGAAGGTCGTCGGCGTGTCGTTCTCGTCGGCCTCGTCGGCCAACACGATCTTCACGGCGTACTCGAACTTCGTGCCGGCCGCCGCGCGGAGGGCGATCTGTCCGGCATCCAGAGGGTCGTGAGCGTAGACGACCGGCAGCATCCCGTTGTCGATGGCGCCCTTCAGGTGCTGAACGCTAGGCCCCTTCAGGGGCGTGAACGAAACATCCTGGGCCTGAGGCCCGAACTCGCCGATGCTTTCGACGTTGCCGATCTCGACCCAGCCGGTCAGGGCCTTGAGGTCGGCAAGGGTGGTTTTGTCGGTGACAGGCCCGATGAACACGGTCGAGCCCTCAGACGTGCCAATGGCCATCTGGATCTCCTGTGAGGTGAGGTGTTCCGCAGCCCACGCGGGATAGGGCGGTCAGGGACGGCTAGGAGGCGGTCCAGCTGATGGTGATCGGCGTCTCGGTGGAGATATCGCCTTTGATCGGGGACGCGGCCCACGGCTCGCGGTTGATGGTCACGCGGGTCGCTGGGCCGAACAGCTTCAAGTCCTTGGCGAAGTGATCCATGACTTGCTTGGCGGCGCGGCGCTGAACGATCAGGCCCTTGCCCTTCGGCCAGACGATCGTCACCTGCAGCAGGCCTTGATCGATCCGGCCTGAGGCGAGCCCCTCCCAGAAGGGCGCATTGCTGAACAGGTCGATGCGGAGATAGGGAGCCGGATTGCCGGAAGTATCCTTCGGCGGGATGAATGTGACGTCCGGCATGGCCACCGGCAACTTCGGCGTGCCGACATTCAGGGTCTCGCACCGGGCCAGCAGCAGGCCAGCGACAACGGCAGGATCGGCCATGGCTACCCCTTCTGTCGGGACTCGACCGAGGCCTTGGCCTTGGCGCACTCTTGATCGACCACCTGGGGCCACTGTTGCGCCGCCAGCCCGACCCAGCGGTCACCGGGTTGGCCGCGGGCGCCGTATTCTCGCGGCCGTGCATAGTTGGCGGTGTAGACGACGGTGATGGGGTCGCTGATCTCAGCGCCTGCGATGACCAGATTGATCGGGCCAGCGTCGTAGGGAAATGCCTCGACGCCCTCCGGCTTGGCTCTCGCTGGAGGAAGGTTGCTACCGGTTGTCGCCGTCAGCGAGGCGCGCAGGAAACCTGTGTCGATCCGTAGGTTGCCGCCCGCCCCACGTGGCGTCTGCATGATCTCAACGATGCGTTGGGCGCTGCCTCGGTAGACGGCGTCGCGGCGCTCCCTCGTCTCCTTCACCCAACTGCTGATCTGCGCGGAGAAGGAGCCCTGGGCCATATCGTCACCTCAGGTTGGCGTAGAAGTCGATCCGATATTCGCAGTCACAGCGACACCCGACGATCTCGTCGGCTCCGGCCCCCAGGCTGGTGTCCATCGGGAACTGAAGCCGGGCGCCGGACGGACTGACGAAGGGCTCGCTGAACCGCGCGCTGTCACCGTTCATGCTGCGGTGGGTGTGGCGGACCCGAAGGTCTCCGGCCGAACGCCAGACCTTTGTCACCGTGTTCTCAGCGACCTTCCCCGAGGCGATGGCCTGCCGGAACGCCTCGTGCTTGGCCTTCTGCATCGAAGTCATTGTCTCAACGCGGCCGATCGTCTCCCCGCGCAGCTGAAGAAGCCGACGCTCGTATGCCGTGATGGCCCTGGCGGCGATGGCCGGGTCAACCGGGCGACCTTCGCGGATGGCCTTGGTGACGGAGCGATCGAACCGTTTGTCCCGGCGCCCGCGCGTCAGATAGTGCTTCATGGCCGCAGGGTCGCCGCTGGCCAGTTCGTCCTTTGCCGTGCTGACGAAGCTCGCCTGTTGCGCAGTCAGCCCGAGGATGCCGCCCTCACGCTTGCCGGTGACGCGATTGATCCGGCCCACCACGTCCAAGGCGGCCTGTCGCGGGTTCACGCCGCGGCGCATGCTGTCCGAGAGGCTGTCGCGCACCAGCTGGCGCTGTTCATGCGTGATGCGGGTGATCAGGTCTGACGACTGACGCGAGAGCCAGATCTCGGCCTCAGGGTTCCGGCCGTCGAAGCGGACAACCAGAGCGGTGCCGTCCGGCCGGCGCTTGGGCACGTTCTCGGCGGCGGCGCGGCCAGCCTCGGCATGGGCTTGGCGCGCGCGCTCAGCGATCTCGTTGAATGCCTCTGGATCGATGTGCAGGGCATCCAGCGCCCCCTCAATATCGTTGGCTTCAATGGCGGCTGTGACCCGCTGGATCTCGGCCATAGCCCTAAGATTGTCGAAGGCGCGGAAGAAGGCGTCAGCGACCAATCGCCCATAACGATCCGCCAGCTCCTGGTAGAGCCGGGCCTGCGTCCGATTGGAGGGCACAGTCTAGCGCTTAAGGATCGTCATCTGAGCGCGGGCGGCTTCCGCGTTCATGTCGAAGCAGTTGTCCAGCATGTCGTGGGCCTCCTGCCTGATTTTCTCAGCCGCCTCTTGATCGCCCGTCACCAGCGCCCGCAGGATAGCCGCCTGATACTCGCTCTGCTTGGCGTTCAGATCTTTCCAGGCCGCCTGAGCGAGCATTGCAGCATTGACGAAGTTGCTCATGCACGGACCTGCAGGACATAGAGGACAGTCGTGGTCGCCGGTCGCAGCAGATCGACGTTCACGACGGTCAAGGTCGCACCGTCTGCCGTAACAAGCAAATCCGAGGTCGTGGGCTCGATACCGATGGCGGGCTCGACCAGGGCTTTCCGGTCGGTGGATACAATGCGCTGGCCGTCGATCTCGCGGTTGGAATAGGCGGTCAGGACGATGTGCGCGGGGTGGTCGGTGATGGTCGGCGGGCCGGGGTCGTAGGACGGGCCAGAGCCAGGCGTCTCGCGGCGGATGGCGCCGGCAGCTCCGAACTTGCGGATCAGGCGCTCAGCCGTGGCGGCCGAGCGTGCGTAGTCGAAGCTAAGCATCAGCCGACGGCCCAGACGCCGAAACCAGCGACGCCTTCATGGCGCAGGTATGGTGCGAGATAGCCCTCTACGACCGACAGGCGCACCGTGGCGTCAGCGACAGCGTCACCGCTCCCAGCCACATACTCGACCTCCAGCGCATCGACCTTCTCGCGCTTGATGGCTCCGGATTGGCTGGCAGCTACCGACAGCCCGCCCGGGTTCTGCGCCTCATACAGCGCCGCCGCATAAGCCGCGTTTGCCAGCGCCGTCAGCAGCGGATCAACAGCCGGATCCCCTATCAGGCGCGGGCCATACAGTCCATCGATGTAGTCGGTCGCCCGTTGAAGCAGAATGGCCGCGCTGGGGGCATCCGTCGGCAGCTGGTAGCCGCGCGCGGCGAGCCACTGGTCAAAGCCTTCGGGCGTTCCATGCACGGCCATCGCGTTTACGCCTTGGCCTGATCGGCGACGAAGGCGGACTTGTCGTCATCCGACATGGCGTTAAAGGCGTCGGCATCCACCTTCGACAGGCCGCTCAGGAGAACGGTCTCGCCTTGGGTGATGTTGAACTTGCCGCCACCGTGATGCTCGGCCTTCAGGTCGCCCTTGGCGTCGCCGCCGGCCGGGTTCGTGACCGTCTTCTTGCCCTTGCCGTCGCCGCCGGAGATGGTCTCATACCGGCCAGCCCAGGCGGTCGGTTCGGCCTTCACCGTCAATTCCGTGCCGACCGGGATTTCCTTACCGTCAGCGCCGTAGATGCCGCCGGCGGTGATCTTGATGCGGGTGTCGCTCATGGCGATCTCCTTCCATCAGGAGGAAGGGCCAAGGCCGGAACCCTGGCCCCGCCGCCTTAGTTGATGACCGTCGAGGCGAACACGCCCGACTTGCCGTTGTAGTCGCCGCGGACCTCGATCCCGAGCGCACCCATGACCAGGAACTGGTAGTTGTCGGTCGGGTTCAGGCGGGTGATCGCCGTGGTGTTGACCGCCATGCCGACCAGCGGACGGACGAACCGAGCGTTCGGCACGAAGCCGAAGAACTGGTTGCCCGACAGCTTGTGCGTCACCTCGATCTTGGCGATGCGGCGGTTGCGAGCGACGAACTCGCGGACCGTGCCCTGCTTGAAGCCCTCGGCGCTCGAGTACGAGCGATCCCAGGCGCGGGCGATCTCCGGGGAGATGTAGAGATTGACCGCCTCGGTGATCAGGTTGGCGTCCAACATGGCGCCGAACGGCCCCACGAAGAACGCTTCCAGCTCATCCGGCGTGGCCGTGGTCAGGTCGATGTTCGCCCCGCCAGCGGCCGAGCCCAGGTTGATGAGCTTGGTCAGCGACGAGTTGCGCAGACCATAGGCGGTGTAGCCCTGGAACTTGATGTTGGCGTCGCCGTCCAGGATGTAGTCGGCCATGTCGCGGTTGATCTTGTCCAGCGCGCCTTCTTGGTCGTCGGCCAGGGCGTCGAAGTTGGCGGACTGGAGGGTGTTCCACTCGCGCCACTCGCGGCCGTAACCGTCCGAGAAGATCGGCACGACCGTCCCGCGGTAGTCATAGACGGTCTTGTCCATGGCCACCGGGACCTGGCCGGACAGCGAGCGGTTCACCGGGTTGTTGGTGTCCGAGGCGACGCGGGTCAGGTGAGCCATGGTGCCGATGTTCACCGGCTTGGCCAGGGCCATCAGGTCGCGCATGAAGGGCTGGCCGCCGTCGTCCCGCATGACGCGAGTGGTGATGGTGTCCAGTTCCAGCCAGGCGTCGCGCGGCAGGACGGCCGAGGCGTTGGCAACGCCGGCCATCTCGCCATAGAGCGAAGCGTGCTGGTCCTCCACGCGGTGGAAGTGCTCGCGCGCCACGCTCAGTTCGCCCCACCACTGCTGGTGAGGGCGCGAGTTGGCGACGAGCTGTTCGTCGAAGTAGCGCATCGTCAGCCCTCCTTAGGCGACGGCCGCGTTGCGACGAGCCACGCGCGCACGCACGAGCTGGTCGGAACCGGTGTTGTTGTTGAAGGCCTCTTCGGCGACGACGCAGACGTTCTGACCGGTCGTGGCCAGGACGAACTTGCCCGCCGCGTTGGTGGTCAGCTTGGCGCCGCGCGCGACGTTGGTGCCGGTGGGGACGCGGACGTTGAAGAACTGCTCGTCCAGCGCCTCCATGCCGATGACGGCGTCGCTGGCGGGCCAGGCGTCATCCACACCCTTGAGGGCGAGGTAGTTGTCCTGGGCGATGTAGAACTTCTCGCCCGTGTTGGCGCCCGCCTGGGCGAAGTTGGCGCCCGACTCCACCAGAGCGGTGCCCGGCAGGATCGCGGCGGCGCAGATGCGCTCCTGAACCTGCGGGGTCGGCTCGGTGACGGGGCCGGCGTAGATCTTGTTGAAACGCGCCATGGGATCAGCCCTCCGCCTTGGGCAGCTTGAACGCAGGCTTGGCGTCCGAGCCGGGCAGCTTGAAGCCGGTGTTGGCCAGCGGCGCGGCCTGCTTGGGCTCAGCCTGCTTAGCCAGGGCGCGGGCCGCATTGAGCGTCAACTCCTTGGCCGCGCCCTCGTCCATGAGGTTGGCTTTGACGATCTTCTCGCGAAGACCGGTCAGCTCTTCCTCGTCCTTGGCCTTCTGGCTGTTGGCCAGGGCCTCGTTGGCTTCGGTCAGCGGCTTGATGGCCGCAGCGACCGCGTTGCCGATGGCGGTGGACAGCGACGCCGCCAGCGCATCGGGCTTCAGGCTCTCCGAGAGGGTCTTCACCTCGCCGGACAGCGCATCGAACTGCTCTTTCGAGACAGACATGTCAGCTTCCTTGTTTTGCTGTTCAGAGGGATCCCGCTCGGAGCCCGATAGGGCCTCGATGAGGGCTGCTTTCACTCGCTCCATCAGGGAGGCCTTGCGGCGCTTCTCGATGGCGCGGACGGCGCTTTCGACCGCCCATCCAAGTTCGCGGTCCGCTTCCTCTTGGAAGACGGAGTTCACGACCTGGATCTCTTTGCCCGCCGAGTTGACCATCATGCCGACGCCCTGATCCGGGGTGGCCGCGCCTTCCTCGTCCAGGAGAATGGCGTCGTGGTCGAACTCGATGTCTCGGGCTTCGAACTTGTGGGGGACAGCGCCATTGGCGGCGTCCAGCATGGCCAGAAGGCCGGTGGAGGTGTGGACGGGCTCGCCCTTCTCGATCGCGTTGATGACGCGCTTGCCGGCCTCGGTGCGGTTGGCGACCTCGACGTCGATCACCTTGTCCAGCAGGACCCGCCCCTCTTCCTGGCGGACGTTCTCGTTCCAAGCTCCAATCCAGCCGAGGTTGATGCCCTCGGGGTCGCGGGCCGAGACGAAGGCGCCGTTGATGGTCGGATGACCAAGCGGGGCCGGGGTGCGCTCCAGCGACTTGTAGGACTTTGCGATCTCGGCAGCCGGATAGAGGATGTCGTTCATGACGACGTCGTCCGGCATGGTGGCCGAGGGGACGATGATCACGTCTCGGCCGTTGCGCTTCTCGCGCCGGATGGCCGCCGTATTGGCCAGGGTGCGAATGTTGACCCTGACCTGTTCGCCAGCGGTCAGGCCCTTGTTCGCGAGGAACGTGCGGGCGTTCACGACATGCTGCTGCACGCGCGCCTCCTTCGGATTGTGGATTTGATCAGGCCGCTTGGGCGGGATCGTCGTCCGGCTCGAGACCGGCAGCTGCCTCTTCGTCCTCGACGTCGTCATCGCGGAACTTCTCGGCGTCGCTCAGCGGCTCCATGCCGACAACGCCGCGGATGTCGTCGCCGGTAAAGACGATCTCGCCGCCCATTTTCTGGTTGACCGAGGCCATCTTGTCGGCCCGGTCGATCTTCTCGCCCATCGAGGACTCAGTCAGGTCGGTCCAGTCGAGGTGCCAGTCCTTCTGCGGCAGGATGCCGAAGCGCTCCAGGCGGTTCACAAAGGCCATGATGGCCGGGATCAGTTCATTGGTCCGGCGGGCCATGTTTACGCGAGCCCACTCCTCGCTGTCCTCGGTCGAGGCGCGCTCTCCGGTCTGGGCGCCTACGAGGATTTTCAGCGGGCAGGAGAAGGTCGCCGCGAAAGACTGCAAGGCGATGGCGAAGAAGTGCTCCGGCGAGGGAAGCTGGACCTGGATCGGCACCGCCTTGATGCCCTGCATCATCAGCGACTTGTCGAAGCCCTTGTTGAAGCTCTCGACTTGCTCGTCGATCTTGTCCACCACGTCTTGGACCGGGACGCCCATGACGCGGGCCATGTCCTCGATCTTGGCGTCCTTCTCGATCTCCAGGCTCAGGCCGGACTTGGCGTTCTTCCAGAAGCCCTCTCCGCCCCCGCCCCTGATCTTCTCCATGTCGAGCAGAGCGTTGTAGCCGGGCTCGAGAGCCGAGCGTCCGTTGAGCGTGCCGTCGCGCGAGACGATGATCACCCGGTCAGGGTGGATTTCGAAGGTGCGGGGCTGTTTCTGCTGGCCCACGGCACTCTCGGCGTACTGGAACATCTTCGGCTGGCCGTAGGTGTTCGAGGCCTCGTCGGTATCCCACTCACTGACAGTCAGTTGGCCTTCCCAAGCGGGGATGACCTCGACCAGACCATCTAGGCCGCCCGGCACCCGCGTCACCGGAGCCTTAAACGGCTGGCTGTCCGCGAAGCGCATGATCAGGCCCGAGTAGGACCCAACGAGCGAGCGACGGTCGCATTCGGCCAGGTGCTGCCAGACGCGCAGATCGCCGAAGCGCTGGCGGATTTCAGCCTCGTGCTTGGTCTCTTTCTGCGTTCCAGGCTTGGTGCCGTCGCGCTGGTACTCCTGCAGGAGCGGGTTCGTCTCCCACGACTTGCCGACCGTCTTGTCGACTGCGGCGCGGGCCAGTGGATAGCGGTTGTACGCCTCGAACGCGGTCTCGAACTCAACGCGATCGGGATAGCCGAAGTCCGCAGCGTGGTTGTGCTTGGGTGCGCCGAAATAGAAGCCGGGGAACATGGCCTGCAGCGAGCGCTGGGCGTTATTCACCACCAGACGGAGGGGGTGCATCAGCGGTTCCGCCTCGACAGGAAGAGGGCGACGGTCGAGCCCTCTTCGCGCGGCGCGAACGCCATCACGAATGCATCGGCCTTGTTTGGGGAGGGAATGTCCCGCTTGGCCAGGTCTTTCTTGCTTTCAACTTTCACCTTGCCGCTCCCATCGTAGTCGCGCCGTGGCGTCGAAAGCTCGTCGATCAGCAGGTCCAGGTGATCGCAGTCGGGAGAGATCGAGATCAACTCGCCCTCGTCGAACTGCATGCCTTTGGTGACCGCGTTAAACGTGTTGCGGAAACGGGCCGCCACCTCCCACCAGGCCTGAGCCTTTAGGTTGAGGTAGAAGTCCTCGTTCGCCGGGCTCCTCGGGTCTTTCGGATCAATCCGCGCCTTGGGGTTCAGGATCGCGCCCGAGGCGTTGAACTTGTGATAGGCGACCCGAGCATTCTTCTGCTCGTTCAGGGTGGAGAAGTGGGCGCCCGCAAAGGCCCCGACGCCGATGCTGTCATAATCGATCTCAGCCCCGGCCTCGACGGCCTGGGCATGCACCCGCGAAGCTGACTTAAGCAGTTCGTCCTCGCCGGCCTTCCATTCATCGACCCGAACCGCCTCGATGCCGTGAGCCTCGACGGTCGCGCATTTGTCGTCACCGCCATCCGCCACGTCGAAGCCGATCCGACGGCGCCCGGTTGCGGGCAGGCCCAGGACACGCCGCGCATTGATGGCCGCCATGATCCAGGAGCGTTTAATGATGACCGCGTCGTCGTCCTCCCGAGGCTCCCCGAGATAGACGTGGCGGTATTCCTCTTCGTCCTCGGCCTTCTTGGCCTCGATCACCTTCAGGATGGTCGATGAGAGGAAGGGGTTCTCGGTGTAGTTGATCGTCCGAACGATCGTGTCGGGCGGGGTGTTCGTGACGAAGCGACGGTAGACGAAGTCCGTCACCAGCCGGGGGTTGAAGATGATCCAGAACTGCGACCCATCCTTGCGGACAGTTGGCTCCAAAATCTCCCACTGCGCCTTGGTGAGGTTGTGGGCCTCTTCGATCCAGCAGACGTCGATGTCCTCGAGCGACTTGATCTCGTCGATGTGGCGCCACAGGCCGTAAAAGATGAACTCCGAGCCGGTCGTGTTGTGGACGATCCGGTTGTTGAGGATCGTGAACTCGGCCTTCAGGCCAAAGCGCTCGATCTGGATCTTGAGGAGGGTGTAGACGCTCTCCTCGATCTTGTTCTGGAACTGCCGAGTGCAGAGGAAGCGGACCCGATAGTTCGCAGCCAGGAAGATCGCGAACCCCGCTGCGTCCCAGCTCTTCGATGACGACCGTCCGCCCTTCAGGACCCGGTTGCGGGCTGGCGTCAGCCAGAAATCCCGCAGGGCTGGATTAAGCGTCGCCGCCATAGAAGTCGTTGAGCGTCTTGGGCGTCGTCACCCGCGCGTCGATGTCGAGCGACTGCTTCGGCTTGCCGTGACCCCGGTCCAGCAACGCATTGGCGGCGGCGACACGGGCAGCGGCGGGTTGAGCGTCATCCCGCATGATGCTGGCGAGCGTACTCAGCGCGTCCTCGGTGAACGCCTGTGCAGCATCCCTAACAACCACGGTCGCCTTGTTCGGTGCGCCCTTACGACGGCCAGCGCCGGGGCGTGCGCCTCCTCGGGCCATCGTTTGATTTCCTTTGATTGTTTTTCGATTAGATCGGATGATCGCCGTTATGCGCGTCCCGGATGGGCGCGACGTGACCTCAGGCTGTAAAAGAGGGGATGCCGATGCTCGGTCGCTTAATGATGGCCGCCCTAGTTGTTTCGACTGGGGCGCCCGCATTTGCATTCGAAGAGCCGATGCCGTGCACGACAGCCAACCTGCTAGCTCAAAAAAGCTTTGTCGAAGCCGCAGCGGTGAAGGTTGATGCGTGCAATCGATCAATCGCCGCCCAGCAGCAGTGGATCACGTGCGATTTGCCCAGTGACACCCCTGACAGAATGCCTTGGGTTAGCACATGCTTGAACCAGCGATTAGCTTCCGCTCTGAGTGAGGTCGATGCGTTTGACCCACGTACGGGAGGAGCAGCAGACATACTGACACTGCAACACGAGGTACAACAGTTGACCTCTATGAAGGACTCCTGGCTGCTCTACCTTCGCCATTTTACCTTATATATGGAGCTTCAGACGATCTTCGCGAAATCCGCTACCGACTGACCACACACTTTCTGGCCGGCCTTAATCTGTGCTGGAGCCGGCGAGAATAGGCGCGGTTGAAAGAAGGTTCGCCACTCGCTCTCCGGCTATGCGCTAGGTGAACGGTGCTGTGTGTCCGGTGCGGTGGCGAGGGTGGTGCCGTCGCGAGGAGTCGAACCCCGGACCTCCCGCTTATGGGGCGGGCGCTCTAACCGGCTGAGCTACGAAGGCGATGAGTAACCAGCCAGGTGCGCATCGTTGAGAGGCGCGGCGGGTGTTGTTGGTGGCCGGACAGGCCGGTTACCGGGGCGATTATCCCGACCTTCCGGCGGTGAGGACACAGCCCGTCCGATTGGTGTTGCCCGTTCGGGCGAATAAGGCGCGGCAGGCCCGAGGGGGGAGCAAGCCTGCCGCGAAGGTGAGCGAAGACACTCAAACCCGGAGCGCGCAACTGGCGCATCCTAGTGATTAGCCATAATGCCGACGCATCGGCTCGTCAATCCCTTGTGAGAACAAAAAGCGAAGCCCACAACATCCTGCGTCACGCGGCCTGTTTCACCTCCCGGCGCGGCATGGCCTGGCGAATGTCCCGCACGTTGTCCGCCATTAGCCGAACCGCTGCCGCCTGAGCCTCGTCCCTGCGCTCCCCAGTGATCACTTCCACCGTCTTGCGCCACTGGCCCTTGTGGGCCGAGCCGTTGACCAGCAGGTGCTCCAGCAGACGGAAGTCGCGCGGCGGCAGGCGGTCACGGACCCACTGCATCCGGCGGGAGGCCTCTACCTGGGCCTGGCTGATGTTCTGGCCGGGCGCGCCGGTCTCCGATCCGCGGATATGGTCAGGGCGTCGCTCCGGGGTCGTGTGGCCGAGGGCAACGGACACGTCATGCTCATATGCCCGCACGGCGTCGAAGCTGTCCTGCGCTAGGGCCTGACGCTCCAATAGGTGCTGGAAGACATCGACGCGGCGGGCGCGGACGACGTAGGCTTTCTTCGCCGGTCCCGCTTCCTGCTCCTCGCGCTCCTCCACCACGCGCACCTCAGCACCTGTGACGGCGAGCCTGTTGGCCTCTCGGCGCGCAGCCGCCTTCTCCAGCCGCTGCCGCTCAATGTCAGCCAGGATCTCGGCGCGGGTGGTCCGGCCCTTCTTCGGCGGCTTAGCCATTGGTCTGCGCCCTCCCATCTTCCACGCGGATCATCCGCTTAAGCTCATTGGTGACTGCCTCGACCGCTTGGGCCGTGGGCTTGCTGGCCATCTGACCCGCCTTGGCTGGCGTCAGGTGGCCGGACCTGTTGGCCGCCAGCACCAGATCGCAGAGGATCGGGTAGAGGACGCGGGTCAGGTTGTGGTCGAGCGGGGTCATGCGGCCTCGCTTTTCGGGGGCGGCATAGGCCCCCAGCCCAGCTCCCACACGCCGGTGTCGGCATACCGGCGCATCCGGCGGGCCTGCACGGCCGGATCAACCGGGCCGTCTGTTTGCGCCGTAGCGCTGCCGCCGAGGTGGTCCCGCCAATGCTCACCGCTGATGATGCGATCGACGCCCTTGGCGAACTCGCCCTGGGCTCGGCAGTGGTCCCGGACGCTGGCGACCATGGCCTCGCCGGTCGCCCCCAGCCGGATCGCTGCCAGAACCGCCTTGCCGAGCGCCGGACGGCCGGATCGGTCGCGGCTGGGCTTGGACGCAGCCTGCCAAACCTGTTCGGTCACGTCGGTTTCGGGCTTGGCGAGGGGGGCCTTACGCGGGCGGGTAGTTTTTCCGGGTGTGGGGGTGGGTTGTTGGGGGGTCTGGGGGGAAGAAGGGAGGGGGAGAGGGTTGTCACGCTCTGTCACGGTGACCTCACGTGACGTCACGTGACTTTCCGTGACTTCCTCTCTTTTCCGCTCGCGGCGACGCGCTTGACGGTCCGCATCGCTACGGCGGCGGCGGTCGATGTCGGCCATCGCCGCCTCTTCGTGCGCACGAACAGCCGCCAGGATCATCTCAGGGCTCGCTCCGGCGTTCGCCAAGGCCTCAACTATGGGCGTAAGGCGGCTCATCCTCTCATCCCCCTATACTCGTCGTCGTAGCGCTCCTCGGTGTCCCGCACAGCGTTGCAGGCCACGTCGATGAAGGCCTCCAGGTTGCAGGACGGCCCGGAGCGGTTTTTCTGAATGAGCAGCTCGAGCTTGTTCTCCACGAAGGCGGCGCTGTCGCGGTCGCCCTGGTCGCTGGAGCGCTCGAGGTAATAGGCCTCGCGGTAGAGCAGGCAGATCATGTCCGCGATCTGCTCGATGGCGCCGGACCAGTTCAGATCGGCCGCCGTGGGGCGCTTGTCCTGCCGCCCCTCCGGTCCGCGATTGACCTGCGACAGGCAGATGATCGGGCATTGCAGGGCCTTGGCGAGCGCCTTCAGCTCATTGACCGTATCCGCCGTGTCGGCCGCCTTGTTGCCGGTGTTCTTGACCGGGCGGACAAGGCCAATGTGGTCGATCAGCACCGCGCCGCGCTGGACGCCCGAGCGATCCCAGGCGCGCATCTGCCGGATGGCCTGGACGCGAATGTCATCAATGGTCAGGCCGCCCGCGTCACAGATGACCATGGGCAGGCTCGCGAGCTTCCGCGCGCCGTCCTGCGCCAGCATCTTCTGATCGGCGACCGACCGGCCCTGAAGCATGTCGGAATAGCGGACGTTGGGATTGGGGCAGTCGTGGAAGGCGCGGCGCCGCTCGAAGGCCAGATCAGCGACGAGACGGGCCTGGACCTCCCGGCGCGGCATCTCCAGCGAGAAAACCATGGTCCCCCTGCCCTGTTGCGAGATGGCGCGGACCAAGTTGAGGCCGAACACGGACTTGCCCATCGATGTGCGGGCGCCGATGACCCACACATCCTCCTGGCGAATACCGGCCGTCACGCGGTCGAGACACTCCAGACCGACAGGAACGCCCTTGTTCTCTCCGCGCCATGCAGCCTCAAGCATCTCCATGGCGTCCAGCCCAGCGGGCACCGCCAAAGAGGCCGACCCCGACTGACGGGCCACATCCGACGCGCCCCGCTCCAGCTCGGCAAGCAAAAGGTCGCCCGAGCCTTCCAGGACAACCTCAGCCCGCGCGGCAATGTCCTTGGCCAAGGTCTGCACGGCCCGGCGCGTGGCGCGGTCGGCAATCGCTTCGATATGGGCAGGCAGGGCCCACAGGGAGGCCTTCTCGACCAGTTCAAAGAAGTAGCCGGGGCCATAGGACGCGGCCGCAGGGTGGCCGGCCAGGCGCTCGGTCGCGACGGCGGCGTCAGCGGGCGCACCGGATCGGCGGGCCTCGGCTATTACGGCCCAGGCGGCGACATGGAACGGCTCGAAGAACATATCCGGACGCAGGCGCTCTAAGGCGGCGTCACAGGACTCGGGGTCATACAGAGCGCAGCCGATGACGGCCTGTTCGCTCTCCAGCGCATGGATGCTCACGCCAGCGCCTCCAACTCGTCGGCCAGCGCGCGCAGGCTTTGCGCGGTCTCAAGCGGCCGAAGCCATCCGGCGTAGAGGGCGGCCTGACGCGTGAAGAGGCGCGCGACGCGGATGCTGTCTTTGCGATCGACGGCCATGCTGGCGATCTCGCCGGTCACAACATCGGACACGCGGGCGACCTGTTCGCTGAAGCACGGGTTCGGGGCTTTCCGAAAGACGACGACAACACCGCTCATGCCGCGACCGCCTTGTTGGCCAGCCCGTCCATCAGTTTTACGCCGAGCATGGCGACGACCTCGGCCAGGGCGCGATCCTCTGCGATCCGCTCGCCGATCCGCTTGACGGCATAGACAGCGGTCGTGTGGTCCCGGCCACCATGATGGCGACCGATGGCAGGGAAGGACTGACCGGTCATGTTCCTGCACATCCACATCGAGACCTGACGCGGCAGGGCCAACGGTGCGCGCTTGCTGCCGCAGTCGATGTCGTCGACGCTGAGGCCGTAGTGCGCGGCCACAGCCCGCTTGATGTCCTCCATGCTCGGAGCAGGGGCAGCCACTACTGGCGCAGGCACGGCCGCAGGCTGGGGCTTGGGCGCGGTTGCGCGCGCGAGCGCAGGTTCAGGTTTCCGAACCCGCTTGGCGCGGACAGCCTTCGGCTTGACGGGCTTTGCGATCACAGGCTTGGGCGGATCCACCAGACGGAACGGCGCCCTCGGTTGCGGCGGCCTGCACAGGTCACGCAGAACGTGGACCGGGATGCGGGTGGCCTGACTGACGCTCTGGTAGCTTCCGGTGCGCTGAAGCATGCTTTCGGCGTAGGCCAGGCTGGCCCTGTCGTAGTCTCCGCGTGGCGCCGTGGCGAAGGCTCCCGCGCCTGTGAAGGAAAGGTTCATTCCGGTGATCTCGCTCTCAGCTGGACGCCCCAGCCACGAAGAGTCTCCGCGACCTCATCAATCGAGCGGCAGACGGCGTAGGGGGCGTTGTTGGTGGCGCAGTCGGCCTCAAAGGCTTTCTGCTCAGGGGACTGGCGGCCCTTGGGGGCCTTGAGTTCGATGAAGGCGGCGCGACCGCCCGGCAGGACGAAGGACAGGTCAGCCACGCCGGGGCGGGTGCCCATGTCCTTGAGCTTGCGGGCCTCTCCGGGGTGGCGGGAGCCGCCGTTGGGGGTGTGCCACCACGTCAGGGCCGGGGCCGCGATCTTGAGGAAGCGCGCAACCGACAGGTGCAGCAGGTCTTCGGGGCCGAGGCGGCTCATGCCCGCGCCTCGTCATAGGCCCGCTCTGCACGGATCAGGCGCTTGTTGGCCTCGCGCAGGACGGCGGCGGACATGCCCATGCGGCGCTTGTCCTGACGATCCGTGGCGATGCAGTTCTCGCGGTAGGCCTCGGCGAAGTTCTGGCGGGCGTCCTCCAGATTGGAGAGGGCGCGGGCTACAGGGTCGGGGCGGAAGAAGTGGGAGAGGATGTGGATGCGCATCAGACGACCCTCCCGTCACGAACGCGAACGTCCGATCCGACCTTCACGGGATGGTCGGAGACAGCCTGACCGGGGCCAGCCTTGGACTTGAAGAGAACGAGGTATTTGTCGTCACGGCGAAGGGTGCAGGCGGTGACGTTGACGGTGTGGGTCACTTTCCCACCCCCTTCAGCACATCGTTGATCTGAGACTTGGCGGCGAGGGCGGCGTCTCGGATGCGTCGGGCCTCGGTTTCCGTGACGCGGCCGTCCTTGGTCGCCAGACGGACAAGGCCTTGCAGGGCGGCGGTCGCCTCGGTGGCCTCGCTGGCCTCGTCCATCAGGCATTCGACCGCGTGGTCTTCCGCCTCGGTGAACAGGTCGATGATCTCTTTCCGCTCCGAGGCGGTCAGGGACATCTGCGCCAGCCGCCCCAGGGGGATCGTCGTTTCGGGCTTGTCCGCGCTTTCGTAGTGCGACCAGACGCCGGGGCTGACCCCAGCGGCGCGGGCGGCTTCCTCATTGGAGCCGATGCGAAGGCGGATGCGCTTGGTCAGCGCCTTGATCACGGCGGTGCTCATGTTCCCAAAAGGTTCCGGTTGAGGGTTTCGGTGACGCTTGCCCCGCCCTGAGCGACAAAGGCCCCATGGACAGACAGGCAGAGGCCGCGACGGGCGGCGTGGTGGTGTTCGTGGATTTCCGGGCGCGGGTGGCGAGCTACGAGCCGTTGCCCACGCAAAGCCGGGTCGACTGGATGGCCCTCGCCCATGACGCCGAGGCGCGAGCCCAGACCGCCCGAACGAAGCGCCAGCGTGACCTGCTGATCCGCTGCGCCCTGCAGTATCGGGCCAAGGCTCAAAGTGTCTGACGCCCCCCGAAGCATGGCGTCAGGCTCGCTTCGTCGGGCTGAACTCCGGGAAGAAGTCCTGGGGGCCGACCTTGACGCCCATGGCTGGCGCGACCTCGAGAATGCGCCGCATCTGGACGTGAGTGAGCGCATTGCTGCGCCGCTTCTCGCTGATGGTATGGGGGCGAACCCCAGCAGCCTCCGCCAAGCGGGTCTGCGTGCGGAAGCGCTCGGGCGCGGTCAGGTGGTCGATGACATTATCGGACATGCTCCGATAATATCGGATGCGACGATAATCGCAAGGTCCGATTTATCGGACGCCGACCGATACCGTATCGGCCATACAAGGCTCATGGATACTATCGGCGAACGGGTGAAGGCCGCCCGCAAAGAGCGCGGCATGACGCAAGGCGACCTCGGCAAGGCGCTTGGCGTGGTCCAATCAGTGATCTCGGACATCGAGAACGGCAAGCTAAAGAGCTGGCCCACGCACCGAAATGCCATTCGGCGGATCCTCGGAAAGCCGCTCTCCTATTTCGAGCCTGAGGAAGCCGACCTTCCGCCTGAAACTGACGCACATGCCGACTTATCTAACGTCGTCATGCTTCCAGAATACGATGTGCGCTTGTCAGCGGGGGACGGCTTCTATGTTGGAGCCGAGACGACCAAGAGAGAGTGGCCTTACCCTCGCTTCTTGGTCGTGGATCAGCTCGGCATGTCGCCAGGCAGCGCCACCGTTCAAGAGGTGATTGGCGACAGCATGGAGCCCACGCTTTCGAGCGGCGATTTCGTGCTGATCGACATGAATGACTCACGCATCGGCCTGCCCGGCATCTTCGCCGTTTGGGATGGCGACGCGCTGGTCTGTAAGCGTGTCGAGCGCATCCCAGGCAGCGAGCCTCGTCAGGTCAGGATCAAGTCCGACAATCCATTGCACGGCGAGTACCACGTGCCGGAAGAGCAGGTGCGGATCGTGGGACGCATTCGCTGGATCACGCGCCGAGCATAAACATTCACTGCCGAATGTCGGCGGATATTGGGGGCAGGAATGATCTTCGCGGGACTTGTGGCCGTCGCGGCCATCCAGGCGGCTCCGCTGGGCTCGGACGATCGTGCGCGCGACCAACTGCTCAGCGCCGCCAACCAGATCATGGACGCTGAGGAGGCCCTCGCCTTCACCCTTGGCAAGTGCGCAGCGGCCTACCCCTCCGGCCCGGCCGATCCTTTCGTGGTGAAGGCCCGGAAAGAGGTCGAGGAAATAGGCTTGGAAGAACTCACGATGTCAGTGGTTCGCCTTCGCCAGTTGCGCTTCGCAGAGGGCGCGGAGGCCGCGGCGCAGGCTAAGCCGACTATCCGCGCGTGCATCGGCGACATCGACCGCCGCGCCTCTGATCTGCAACAGCACGCGCAAGGGTTTCTCGGGCTAGTCGGGACGCTGTCGCAACGGTGATCCGGCGCCACCTGCTGCTGACGGCGAACTGGCGGATGACCTCGGGAGAGGTGAACACCGGCGCGCGCCGGGCGAGAATAGACACCCGTATAGGAGGAGGTGCGCGGGCATGTTACGCTGCAGGCATGAGCCCGCAAGGACGCAAAACGGCACTGAAGCGGATTTCCCTCGCTTCGATCCCCCTGACCGCCATCGTTGCGCTGGTCGGGTTTTGGCGGCTCGCTCCCGGGGTCACGTTCATCATTGCTGCAATCGCGCTTGTCGCACTGATCGTCGCGATGTGGTCGGCTGGGGGCAAGGAACATTAGCCGATTTCGGGGAATAGAACCCGATCAACTGAGCGCCCGCCCCGCTTGACGCGCCACTCCCCGTCCACCATGACCTCCTTGACCTGCAGTCGTACGGTCATAGCGAAGCCCTCGCGAAGGTTCCCGGGGATTCCACCCTCTCGGATAGCCTGAAGAACGGCTTCGTCTCGCATTACGGCATCGAACTCGGGAAGACCGGGAACCCTGAACGTCCAAGAGCGAGGGGTGTGGACCAAGGCGGGTTTGACGAGAACAACTTCGAGGACCGGATACGTGGTGCGCTCTACTGGATCGGGATCCTGCGGCTCCCACAGGCCGCCCCCTTCTGCGAACTGATTGCTAGGCACCATCGCTATCGGAGGTTCGTCGCGATGCTCTTGAAGGCCCAGAGCTGTAATGGCCGGATCACGCTCAACCGCACGGTAGAGTTTCCTCCGGGCATCCGATACCGAAGGGTCTTTAGATGTTTGTTCCAGTATCTGGTTTAGAGCGGCTCGATCTTCGTCTGTGAACGCCTCATCCCCGAAGTAAAAATCGTATGTCTGCGGGCCGGTAAAGACAAGGAACGCTGCAATCCCGATAGCCAGCTTTTTGGTTCTCGGCAGCCTAGCCGCCCCCCGATCAAGCCGCTCCAGAGATGGCTCAACCGTGTTCTCCAGCCACTCGATCAGCGTGTTGAAGCGGAGGCTCCCCTCTTCTGCGTCGATCAGTTTGATATGGACATCGCAACCTGGATCAACAGCTCGGGCAGCCGCGCGCACGCCTTCAGCCCAAGCCAAAGCGGCGGTGGCCACGACCTCAAGGTCGGCCTTCTCACCGGGCTTGAGTTTGAAATAGAGGCTGAGTGCGTCGTCGGGCATTTTCCCTCCCCCAAGGGTTTCCGAACCTAGACGGCAACTCTTACGCGTGTCGAGCGGGGTTTTTGTTAGGCGCAATTGAAAACGGCGGCCCCTTGGAGCCGCCGTTCTACTGTCGTGATTTAGGCGGCCTGCAGGGTGACCTCTTGCAAGCCCCGGCGCACGGTTTGACGAGCGCGGTCCACAACCCTGATCGTGACGAAGATATCGCCTTCCATTCCCACCCAAGCGCTACCCGGCAGTACGCCGGCGCCATTCGTCCACCGCGCTGCGGAGGGTTCATGCTCAACGTCATGGAATCCGTCTGCAAGGTCGGGATGTGCAGCTGAAATCACTCGCGTTTCGAATCCGTCGGTGACTTCGACGGCCGACAGCTTAACGCCAAGCTCACGCCGATCTCCGTTTTTGGGATCTAGCAGCGCCGGGATGAAGGTCTCACTGCAAAGAGCGACATTCTCAGAGGTTGATTTGATCGCAAACCGGATTGCATCGGCTCGCTCGGTGCCCTCAATGCGCTCGCCATCAACCATAAGGAAGGGAGACACGGTGACGTCTTGTTTAACCCACCCGAGGGCCTCGGCGCGCCAATGCAGGCGCTCAATCACGGCCTCTACCAGCGCACCCGACGTCAGGCGCGGGAATGCACCTTCACCGTTCTCCAGGTTGACCGCTGCCGCAGCCTGATCGAAGCTGGCGATCTCGAAGCGCCGTCGGTTGCCGACATCGAGATAGCTTTCCGCTAGGACGCCCTCCGCGATCAGGAGTGAATGCTCTTCCACTTCGGCGTGCCAGTATTCTACCCACTCGGGCGTCTCGGTCGTGATCGTCATGCCGTTCATCAGAACGCCCGCCGGCACGACCACATCGCCCAGAAGCTGGAAGCCGATGCCATGGCCCGGCGAGACCAGCAAATCGCGCTCGGGTGAGTTCTGACCAAGCGCTCCCGCCGCAATCCTCACAGGCGCAACGTCGCGTTCCCAAGGCGTCCCTTGGCACTTGAGGCGCATCGACCCCACCCAAGTCACTTTCGAGGTTCCGCTCGAGGTCGAAACCACCTGTCCGACAACAAGCTCTTGGATCGGCACGTCACCAGTTGGCGTACGGATAAGAGTACCGGCAACAAAGCAAACGGGGTTTGGAGGGGTATACGTAAAGTTGGTATTGAACGAGACTGAACCCCCAGGGGCCGCACCAGTGTTAGATATGAGAAGAGCTGGCGACGTGGTCGTTGTCGTATCCCCGTCCCAGTCTGTCGTCGTCTTTGTGATACCCAGCACCAAGCTCTGGCCATTCTGAGCAGCGCCCATAATCTGGTAGGTAATACCTCCGAAGGAAACGATGCCCTTCTCGCCATCTATGATGGTGAAAACGCCTCCGTCTTCCTTGGCGCTAAACCCAGCGACCTGACCGGAATAATAAACATCATCGTTCAGCCTGGTCGTGTTCACACTGGAAGCACTAATTCCATACACGTAGTTCGGGTGGAAGGTTTTTCCTGCCAACGCAGCCGCAAACTGGGCATAGGCCGGCACGGCATTTGTGCCGACTTCCTCGCTGGCGGCAGGGCTTAGCTGTTCGCTCATGGCAGCTCCAATATCCTCGTTAATGACGGCAGGGGTCGCAACACGTGAATATGCCATCGTTCTGCGATCACCTATTAGCAGCACCGTGATTTCTGTCTACGGGATCTGGCCGGCCAGCTGTGCATCAGGCAGCGACCACCCAGATATCGGAAGCCGGGCCGATAATATCGCTTTTGCCGATTGACATATATCGGCTTGTCCGATATTTATCCCTCATCAACGAGGGAGGCCGCCGTGGCCAGCACCATCCAACAACAAGCCGAGGCCGAGCGCATCGCCTACGTCTCCGCCGAGCGCGCTGAGCGCCTGGCCGAGTGCGAAGAGCGCACCGCCCGCGAGAAGACCCGCGCCTATGCCGCCGAGTGGTCCGAGCCCGGCCCCGATCCGCTGTCGCCTGACAAGCGCGCTGCCCTGAACGCGGCCATGGCGCTGTGTGACCGGGCTTTCGGCAAGGGCGCTGTCATCCCTGCCTCTCGGATGGAGGCGGCCTGATGGCTCACACCGACTTCACCGCCCGCAACGGCTCCGTCATCGACACCTGGGGCGTGGCCTACACGCCCGCCGAGGCTGAGACCCGCGTCGCCGTCATGGCTTCGGTCGCGCTCGACCCCGCCTACGACGACGAGTTCGCAGAGGCCGGTATCCGCCGCATCGCCGAGCTGATCCGCGCATCGCGCCAAGCCCAAACCCAACTGGAGGCCGCGTCGTGACCGACTTCTACACCGCCGGAACCCCTGTCTATCAGGCCGCCAAGAAGACCGACCAGTCCAACGGCTGGGGCAGCGACTTCCGCCCCTCGCTTCCGCGTCGGTCGGTTCAGTGGTGGATCGGCAACGTGGCTTCGGCCTTGGCCTGCACCCTGTTCGTGGCCTTTGTCGCGGCGCTGCTGTGGAGCGCGTCGTGACCCTTCAACCCCTCTCCTCCGCAGCCAGAGCCCCGGCCGTGCCGAACAAGCCGGTCGGGGATGGCGCGGAAGTCATCAACGGCGAGATCGTGATGTGGGTGGACGGCCGACGCCGCTCTGTCCGCCCCTACCTCGCCTGGTCGGAATGGCTGTGGCTGCACGACAGCCCGGTCGCTGAAACCCGCGAGCGCGCCAAGACGATCCGCGCCGCCCTAGATCAGATCGGATACCTGCAATGATCGACTTTGCAGCCCTGACGGCTCCGTTCCCGGCTGACGCTGTGTCCTGGCGTGTTGGATCGACCAACCGCGAGAAGACCAAGGGCATGGCGCTGGCGTTCATCGACGCCCGCGACGTGATGGATCGCTTCGACGCCATCTGCGGCCCAGGCGGCTGGCAGTGCCGCTACCCCCACGCTAACGGCAAGACCGTCTGCGAGATCGGCCTCAAGCTGGACGACGAATGGGTCTGGAAGGCGGACGGCGCCGGTGACACCGACGTGGAAGCCGAGAAGGGCGCCCTGTCGGATGCCTTCAAGCGGGCGGCTGTTCGCTGGGGCGTTGGTCGTTACCTCTACGCCCTGCCGTCGCCGTGGGTCGAGATCGAGGCTTTCGGCCGCTCCTACAAGATCAAGGACAGCGAAGTCCGCAAGCTGACGGCCACTGCGGGTCGTGCCGTCACCGACGCGCCTCCCGCCCAGCCCAGCGCCGCCGTCACCGCCGCCAAGGCCGCGATCGACCTGTGCCGCTCGGAAGACGAGCTGACGAAGTGGTCGGCAGACAACAAGGCCGCGCTCGACAGCATGTCGAACGACGACCGGACCGCCGTTCGCAAGGCCTACGGCGCCCGACTGGCCCAGGTCCGCCCGAAAACCCCCTTTGACCAACAGAAGGAAGCCGCCTGATGGCTATGAAACCCTACCGCCGCGCCGTCGCTGTCACCGGCTCCTACACGGACCGCCAGGGCAACGAGAAGAAACGCTACACCAACGTCGGCACCCTTTTCCAATACGACGATGGCGGCTTCGCCCTGAAGCTCGACAGCGTCCCGGTCGGTGACGGCTGGAACGGCTTCATCAGCTTCTACGAGATCGAAGCCAAGGGCGACCAGAACGGCGGGCACAAGTCCCGCGAGGCCGACCCGTCCTTTGACGACTCGATTCCTTTTTGAGGGCTGACCGATGACCTCACAATCGTTCCATCTGGATGATTTCTGGGCGCGCTACGGCCACCAGGATTACGAAACGACCGACTTCGCTCGTGCGCTCGACCGTTTGCCCAACCTGTCCGCCACCGGGCCGTGGCTGGCGGGTGGCGCTGTGCGACGCCTGATCACGCGAAAGCCACAGGACAGCGACTTCGACTTCTTCTTCCGTGACGAAGCGCAGTTTGATGAGTTCTGCAAGGCTATCGAGAAGGCGGGGGGCTTCCGAACGAGCGAAAGCGACTTCAATGTCTCGTTCTGTGTGCCTGCTGTGAAGGCAAAGCCTATCGGGGACGACGAGTTCTCCCCCGGCGGTCCAGAGTTGAAGGTGCAGGCCATTCGTATTGGCTTCTTCGACAGTCTGGAGTCGGTTCTGGAGAGCTTCGACTTCTCGCTGTGCCAATGCGGTTTCAACGGAAGCCTGTTGGCGTTCGGTCAATGGACGCTCTTTGATCTCGCGAGCAACAAGCTGGTTCCGGGGCGCATCCAGTATGGCGCCTCCAGCCTGCGCCGGGTGATCAAGTACACTCGGCAAGGCTTCACTATCTGTGGTGGCGGTCTGGCTGAGATGCTCGATCAGGTCGTTGCCGACCCCAGCATCATTCGCAGGGAGGTCGAGTATGTCGACTGACCCGTCAGCCGAAGCCATCCACCTGTCCAACGAGCCGTCGCCCTTTGACGCCGTGCGGATCAACATCGAAGACCTGTTCGACCAGGCCAAGGGCTTCTTGGATGGCGAGCCGGTCACGTCTCAGGCCGTCGCTGACGAGATCGGCGCTCTGATGGCTGAGATCCGCCAGGCCGAGAAGGCAGCGGACGAGGCCCGCAAGCTGGAGAACAAGCCCTTTGACGAGGGCAAGGCGGCCGTGCAGGAGCGCTACCTGCCCCTGATCGGCAACACGACCCGGGTGAAGGGCAAGACCGTTCTCGCCCTGGATGCCTGCAAGTCTGCGCTGGCGCCCTTCCTCAAAAAGCTGGACGACGAGAAGCGCGAGGCCGAACGCATCGCCCGCGAGGCCGCCGAAGCCAAAGCTCGCGAAGCCGCCGAGGCCGCCCGTGCCGCCGCGTCGGACGATCTGGCCGCCAAGGAAGCCGCCGAGGCTCTGGTCGAGCAGGCCCGCAAGGCCGAGGCCGAAGCCAAGCGCGCCACCAACGACCGGGCACATGCCACCGGCGGCGCCCGCGCCACCACCCTGCGCACTGTCTACCGCGCCGAAATGGTCGATCCTCACATCGCAGCGGCCCACTACTGGCGCACCAACCCAGCCGCCTTCAACGCGGTCCTGCAGAAGCTGGCCGACGAAGACGTGCGCGCCGGCAAGCGCACCATCCCCGGCTTTGACGTCGTGGAAGATCGGGTGGTCGTCTGATGAACCACCCCACCGCCTTCACCTGGGACGCCGAAGGCTGCGTCATGTCCCCCAAGTGGCCCCGCCTCGCCGCCTCTCGCTTTGAGGGCGGCCGGGACTACCTGCTGGCCGACGTAGAGCATCGCTCGGACGTGAGCCATCGCCACGAGTTCGCTTGGCTGCGCGAGGCCTGGAACAGCCTGCCCGAGCATCTGGCCGACGAGTTCCCGACGACGGAGCACCTACGTAAATGGGCGCTGATCCAGGCCGGGTTCTTCCACGAGACGATGATCGACGCAGGATCGAGCGCCGCCGCCCTGCGTGTAGCCTCCTACGCCCGGTCAAAGGACGAGTTCGCCCATGTCGTCGTGCGCGGTCATTTCGTGGTCGAGCGGACGGCCAAGAGCCAGTCCATGCGCGCCATGGGCAAGGCTGATTTTCAGGCCTCCAAGACCGCGATCATGGAAATCGTGGCCGGCCTGATCGGCGTCGAGACCGCCACCCTCCAGCGCCAGCAGGAGGCAGCATGAGCGTCTTCACCGCCGCCGAGCGCGCCGTCATCGCAGACGCCCAGCGCATCCGTCGCGAGGCCCGCCGCGAGGCCAAGATCGCCCGCCCGAAAAGCCCGAAGGCGGATCGTGGCCGCGAGCGCGACAACGGCTTCCTGGCCTACTTGCGCCGCCAGCCCTGCGAGGCGCGGAGCCTGGGCGGCTGCACCGGTCCGATCGACCCGGCGCACATCCGGTTCAACGACGGCCCCAACCGACAGAACCCCGGCGGCGCTCGGAAGAACCACGACCGCCACGCGAACCCGATTTGCCGGGCCCATCACGACATGCAGCACAGCATGAACGAGCGCGCCTTCTGGTCCCTGCTCGGCAAGGACGCCTACGAAACCGCCGCCGCCCATTACGCGGCTTACACCGGGGAGCCCCACCATGCCTGAATCAACCATGAGCCCGGCAGAGGTGCTGGGGGCGGCTGCTGACCTGCTGGAGAAGCCGGGGGCGTGGACGCAGTGGGGGTACGCCTCAGATGGTCGTGGTAATCCGGTTCACTACACCGACGCCTCCGCTATCTGTTTTTGTGTTCGCGGCGCTGTGAGGAGGGTCGCGGAGGAGAGCGGAACCGACTTTAGCCTCGAAGATTTCGGCGTTCCGAAACCATCCTGGAACGATGCCCCAGAGCGCACCCAAGTCGAGGTCGTCGCCGCCCTTCGTGAAGCCTCCCGCCAAGCCTCCATCCGTGGGGGTGAGGCATGAGCGGGGTGAAGCATACGCCGGGGCAGATCACCGATGTGCTCGCGCATGTCGGTAAACGCCCTGGGCCTGTCGCGACCCACTGGATGGCGACCGCTGCCGGTTGCCCCGGCGATACCGCCAAAACTCGCCGCCTGCTGAAGCGTCTTGAGGCGCAGGGGCTGGTCGAGGGTGTTGCGGCGTTCAGCGGCGGCGTCACACGCTGGTGGAAGATCACCGACGCAGGACGGTCCTTCATCGCCCGCGCCCGTGGTGAGCAGTCCCCCAACCATTCCGACAAAAAGGAGGTCGGCAATGGCTGACACCCCTCGCGTTACCGTGCCAGTTGAAGACTTGGCTGGAAAGCTGAAGGCCATCCGCGACAAGTTCTTGATGCCGACGCCGGATAAGGACTTCACCGACTACGCCATCATGACTCGCTGTGTCGAAGCCCTCTCCGCAGCCCCCGCGCCGGAAGGCGTGGCGGTTGATGCGCGAACCGTAGCCAAAATCCTGAACCCGGCGCTGTTCTCACACGATAAGGTCGAAGCGCATCGCGCCGCCTCACCTCACACTGTGACAAGCGCAAGGATCGACGCCGTAGATGATGTCCGAAGGGTCCTCGACGCCGTCGCCCTCGCCACCCGCGAGGCTGAGGCGGGGGAGGACGCTATCAAAGCGGCATGCATCGCTTGGCACAGGGCGAAAGGATCAGACCCATTCAACGTGCTGTATAATGGCGCTTGGTGTGGATCGTTTCCCCACCAAACCGGACCCGAGCGGTGGACCTTCACCGTGCCCGCAATGAAGGAGGCGATAGCGGCTTACCTCCGCGCCCGGCCGCAAGCCCGCGAGGACGGTGGCGACCGCCCGATTGAAGCGTCATGGACGGACGGAGTGACCCACGCATACGTCAATCTGTCGGCGGCATTGTCTGCTGAGCGCCAAGCGTGGCGGCAGAAGCTGGGACTTCGGATCGCGTCGGTTCGATACCTCGATGTTGAGGTGCCGCCAGCCCGCGAGGACGCGCAGCCGGTGGCTAAGGTCGTCCGGCTAGGGTTTTCGAAGGGCGGCATTTCGTTCACTTCCGCCGGAAACGAAGCCGATCTTCCTGACGGAACGCCTCTCTTCACCCACCCCGCCCCCGACGCGCTGCGGGAGGCGGTAGCCCTCTTGGAACGGTGGTATGCCACGCGATCAGAAATGAGTGGTGCCGGAACGGTAGAAACCGAGACGCGCCAGTTCATCGCCACCCTGCAGGCCGAACAGAAAGGCGGTGCGGTGGATGGGCCAGAAGACGACGAACTGCCGGGAGATTTCCTCGCGCGTGTTGGCATGGACGGCGCGCTGTGGGCTGACGGGTTCCGCAAAATGGCGCTTAAGCTGGGCTATTCCGACATGGACGAGGGATGGCTGATCGGCTGGTTCTGCAACGCCGTCATGGCTGGATATGACCACGCGCAGCGCAGGTTTGATCCCGCCCTCGCCACCCGCGAGGAAGCCCCGGCCGAACTATTGAGCGATCCTCAACAGTTGGAAGCCGTGGCTGAGGCGATTAAATCTGCCTGTGTCGCTTGGCACGAGGCGCGGGGCGAGAACCCCTTTAACGTCCTTTACCACGGGGCGTGGTGTGGGTCGTTCCCGCATCAGACCGGTCCTGAGCGGTGGACGTTCACGGTTCCGGCAATGGAGAAGGCGATAGCCGCTTACCTCCGCGCCCAGCCGCCAGCCCGCGAGGACGCGCAGCCGGTGGCTAAGGTGGTGTCAGCCCACGGCGATCCTGAAGCGTTCGGCGAGCGCGAGATCGAGGTGCTGCAAGACCTGAAGCGCATCCCCTACAACACGCTCCTCTACACGCACCCCACCCCCGACGCGCTGCGGGCAGCGGTGGAGGCGTTGGAGCCGTTCGCAAGGGCCGCGCGTGGTTTGTCGTCGAGATGGGCCGACCACCAAACCCACTGGCAGGGGGCCACGTCCCCCATTGCGGTGGAAGATCTTCGCCGTGCGGACCAAGCCCTCGCCGCCCTGCAAGCCGAACAGGGGGCGAAGTGATGGTCCGCTGGGAATACAAGGTGCTCCACGGAGACGCGCACCCCAACGACATCTTCTCGGCCATGTGCCGCGCAGGAAAGGATGGCTGGGAACTGTCCTGCGTCGTGGGCAAGTATGTCTATCTCAAGCGCCCCAGCCCCTCGGACAACGAGGGCGGGGAATGAGCGGATATAGCCCAATACTGGAACTCGGAGACGGCCCCCTCACCCCGCGCGAGAAGGTGGCTGGCCGCGGCCCTGCCGGAGCCGTCATGGACGCACTTTGGCCGATCCTCGGCGGCGACCAGATGGACGCTGAAACGTGGACCGAAATCAGCATGGCTGTTGGCACCGCCCTCGCATCCGGCTCCGGCGATCATGCGGAACTGGCGAGGCTGTGCAGCGAGGCGAAGGCCGCAACAACAATGTGGCACGCGGACAAAGCGCTTCGGGCCATCGAACAGATTTGCAGCCCCGACTACCTTCTTTCTCTCCTCGCAGAGAACGCGGCGCTGCGGGCCGAGCGGGACACATGGAAGAAGCTCGCCGAGAACGGTGCTGCTGGGGCGGCGCTTCACATCGACCGAGCCACCGAAGCAGAGCGCAAGCTGGCTGAGGCGGTGGGGCTGTTGCGGGACCTAGCGTCGTGGTTCGACGGGTCGGCATACAATGGAGCGTGGGTCATTCGGTCAGGCGACCTTGGTGTCGATGACGCGATCTGCGCAGCCCGCACCTTCCTCAGCAAGGAGGCCGAGCGTGGGTGAGAAGCCAGTAACCATTGGCGCCATTCGCCGGGAGATCCGGTCGATCTCCGGGATGCAGGCATCGCCTTTTCGGAAGGGCATCATCGCGGGGCTCAAAGCACGGATAGGTCAGACGCCGGTCGGTAACCCGTACCCGGCAAACGGTCCTGCTGATGGGCGCGCGCACCGTCTATGGCGAGAGGGATACGAACACGGCTTGGTCCGCAGAATCCCCCTCCCTCCAGCACCAGGAGCAGAAGCATGACCGCTGACCTGTCCGCCCTCATCGCTAGGCTGGTCGGCTACGCGGTCCATGACGACGACTGCACCGCCAACCGCTATCCCGGCCATGACGCCTGCTCGTGCGGGCTGTCGGGTGTGCTGCAAGAGGCCCGTCACTGCCTTCGCGAGGAGATTGACGATGCGCGTTGACGTTCCCGCCGCCCTTGAGGGCCAGCTTCGCGATGACCCGAACTTCTCGCGCCTTACAATCGATGCCTGCGCGGTTCAGGTCCGCGCGGCCGTCGCCTGCCTGTGCGTCGCGAAAGATTGGGCGAAGGCTGCTGAGCGCACCGGGTCGCATGGCTACGCGCGCAATGCCGCCGATCAGATTGAGGACGCCCTCCGATTGCTGGAAGGCGCTCCTGAACGATCAGCCATCCTTCGCGCCAAACAGGGAGAGGGGTGATGCCGATCCGCCCTGAGAACCGCGACAGATACCCCAGCGACTGGAAGGCCATCAGCCTGCGCATTCGCGAACGTGCCGGCCAGAAGTGCGAATGGTGCAAGGCGCCCAACGGCGAACTGATCGACCGCTCACGCGATGGCGAGGCCTACATGCTTATGGGTGGTCAGGTGTTCAGCGCCAGCGATGGCGAGCCGCTCGGATACGCAAAGGGCTCGGAGTGGCCCTCATGCGGGCGCCTGACGAAGGTGATCCTGACTGTCGCGCACCTGGACCACACGCCGGAAAACTGCGCGGACGACAACCTGAAGGCCCTCTGCCAGCGCTGCCATAACCGTTACGACATGCCGATGCGCCGCGCGGGGATCAAAGAGCGAGCGCGGTCCACCATGGCGTCTGGCGATCTTTTCGGAGGGCCAGCATGACCCCGCTGATCCTGATCTGCGCCACCCTGGCCATGAGCGACGGAGATAGCCAATGACCAAGCGAGGCTATAATCCACGCGTGTCCGAATCTCGGGCCTGCCAACATTGTGGCGCCAACTACACCGCGAACCGGCTCCTTCAGACGTTTTGCTCGCGACGGTGCACCTCGCACTCCCGGACAGCAGCAGCGTTTGTCAGGGATCGACAAACGCTTTCTGACCGAATCGAGAGGCTTACCGAGCGAGGAGCCGCAAACGGCTGTTGGCTCTATGCTGGCAAGCTGTTCCGGTCGGGATATGGCCAATTCACACTCACCACTGACGCTGGGCGACGAACAGTTTTGGCTCATCGCGTAGCGTTTGAGGTCGCGAATGGCCCCATCCCGGATGGCATGGTGGTGATGCACGCTTGCGATAATCGCCAGTGCATCAACCCTAGCCATTTGTCGCTAGGCAGCCAGGCCGACAACATGGCGGACTGCTACAAGAAAGGCAGGAATCCGCGCGGCGAGAAGGTTGGCAATTCAATTCTGACCGAAGATCAGGCTCGATCCATCAAATATGGCGGGGAGCCGACCCTTGCTGCTGCAGAGCGCTACGGTGTCAGCCGCCGCACGATCTGGATGATCAGGAAGGGCATGGCATGGGCCCACATCTAGTCGATCCCTACCGCCGGCAAGAGAACGAAGCCCGAGAAAGAGGAAGGGGGGTGTGGCAGTGAGCCGCGTTCCGACAGTCCGACGCACCGATCTGGACCGGAGCCTCGCCGCTCTGAAGGCGGCCGGCCATGAGATCGCAGGCGTCACCATCAAGCCGGGCGGCGAGGTCATGATCTTGACGGGCCAGCCCTCGACGGCCCACCAATCCGCCTCAGTGTCCGCTCTGGACGCGTGGCGGGAGCAAAGGCGTGGCCAGGGTGCGGCTTAAGGGCCTGAACCAGATCACCAAGAAGCGCGCGGACGGGAGCCGCGTGACCTACTGGTATGCGTGGAAGGGCGGCCCTCGCCTCCCCGGCTCGCCCGGCTCGCCAGAGTTCATGGCGGCCTACAATGAGGCTGTGGCCGAGCGGAGGGCGCCCAAGACCGACACGCTGCGCTCCCTCGCCATCCTCTACAAGCAGTCGCCGGAGTTCGCCGCCCTGGGCGAGACCACGAAGCGCGAATGGACGCGCTGGCTGGACGTCATCATGGACGAGGGCGGCCCTCTGTCCATCGGCGGCCTGCCGTTTGATGCGCTGGACGACCGCCGCGTGAAGGCCGAGATATTGGCTTGGCGCGATCAGTGGGCAGATCGGCCCCGCAAGGCCGACTACGCCATACAGGTGCTGTCGCGAGTGCTGTCGTGGGGAATGGATCGCGGTCTCCTGGCGCTCAACGCCGCAGCCGGGATCAAGCAGCTCTACACGAGCAATCGAGCCGATCAGATATGGACGGCCGAGGAGATCGCGCGCTACGCCGCCGCAGCCAAATCGCCAGAGGTCGGCTTCATCGTCCGACTGGCCTGCCTGACCGGCCTGCGCCGTGAAGACCTGGCCTCGCTATGCTGGTCGCACGTCGGGGACCTCGCCATCGTTAAGACGACGAAGAAGAGCCGTGGGAAGAAGACAGCCGTCATCCCCCTGCTGGACGACACCAAAGCCCTATTAGAGGAAATCCGCGCCCAACAGCGCCGGCGCCATTCCGAACTGACCGAAACCGCAGCGAAGAAGAAGCGCCCTGCGCCGGTCGAATGCCTGACCGTCCTGTCCAACACGCGCGGCAAGCCGTGGAGCCTGGATGGGCTGGAGCATCAGGTAGTCGACGCCAAAGCCGAGGCCAGGATCGACAAACACTTGCACGACGCGCGGGGCACGTTCGCCACTCGTCTACGGAGGGCCGGCCTGACCGCCGCCGAGATCGCGGACATCCTCGGCTGGGAAGAGGATCGGGTGCAGCGCCTGCTGGCCGTTTACGTCGATCGGGACAGCATCGTCATGGAGATCGCGAACCGCATTCGGCGGAACGAAACGGCGACAGATTCTCCCAACTAA